TTCATCCATGTTAATTGAAAAGGAAATGAAAATGTCGAAAACCCTCTCCACCCTGGCCTCTGCTCTGAAGCAAGCCCGTATTGACCTGGCCAATGCAAAGCTCGAGGTTGCTCGCCTTGCTGAAGGTGTGAAGCTTGAGCGTGCCAATGCAAAGGCTGCCAAGGCCGCCACTGCTGAAGCGAAAGCCGCTGCAGCCACTGCAAAACGTGAAGCCGCTATCGCCAAGGCACAAGCTCGCCTTGAGAAGCTGCTAGCTAAGCAAGTTGGTGCCGTGGGTGCCAAGGCCGTCAAGGCCAACAAGCGTCCCTCCAAGGGCGTGACTTTCGGTGCTGAAGATAACGCCATTGCTGCTGCCATCATGGCTCGCAAAGCAACAGCCTGACCAATCCCCCGGGGCGAACAACCCCCCGGTTTTTAAAGGAATTGGTCTTGCTGTTGATTGAAAACAAAAGGTAACATATGATAAAAGTATTCATTTTCGCTGTTGGTCTCCTAGTGGGCGCTTATTTTAACACAGCTGTCCTAGAGGTGGCAACCGCTTGTTGCTCTGCCGCCGGCCAGGGCATCATGCTCCTGGGGCGTCAAATAGTCCAGATGGGCAGCTGAATACTATAGTATATGGTTGCCATTTTCTCTGGTTGTGTCATAATACAACCACTGAAACAAACAAAGCAAAGCACAATATGAATAAGCTCTCAAAAACCTCAAAGCTCGATAACATCCTGTCCTGGTCCCTCCAGGCGCTCGAAACCTGTCCTGGTTCCGTCACCGCTTCTGGTGCTCTGGTTGACGCTTGCTCTGGTTGCTACGCTACCACCGGGATGTACCACTTCGGTGCCGTGAAAGCAGTCCGTGCCGATAATAAGGCTGCATGGCAAGAGGCTGGCTGGGTTGACACCATGGTGGCTGCTCTCAAAAAGCAGAGCTACTTCCGTTGGTTTGATAGCGGTGACATGTATAGCTTGTCCTTGGCCGTTAAAATGTACGAGGTCATGGTGGCTACTCCCCATGTACAGCACTGGTTGCCCACCCGGATGTATAAATTCCCCAAGTACCAGGCCATCCTTGCACGGATGCAAGCCCTCCCCAATGTCATGGTGCGTCCATCATCGGATGCTATTGACGGTACATATACTGCTGGCGTCCATGGTAGCACTATCCTTCCCGATGCGTCCAATGTGCCTGCTGGTGTGACGCTCTGCCGTGCTTATGAGCATGATGGTAAGTGCTCTGGTTGCCGTGCTTGCTATGACAAAAGCGTAGCAGTGGTTGGTTATCCCGCCCACGGCCGCAAAATGGCAAAGGTTATTCGGTTGGCAGTGGCCGCTTAAGGTTTAGGTTTTCGCTTCTCTCCCCCTGAGGCTCGGCTGGATAGGGGAGAGTTTAGAGGCAGTGCTCTAGTGGTGCTGCCTCTTTTTTTATGGCTCACTGGGGAGCAGTAGCGTAAGGGTTGGGGGCCCCATGGGGATGCGATTATAATAAAAAGCCCCACCTGGTCAAACTCTTTATTCCAATTTTTTATTTTCTGGGGCCCCCAAAGGAATTTCGATTTTTTCTTCCTTTGATTCCTGAATTTTTTTCTCGGAGGCCTCCACTAAGGACCTCTCAAGGTTCTCTATGATTCTCTGTACATCTTCATCTCTCATTCTTCTAACCCCAATCTATAGTTCATATACACCTGGAACACTTCATCCAGTTTCTCATTTTTTATGTGTGTACAAAGTCTGAGCATATGTACCACTTCTAGCATATCAGGTCTTTCATACCAGGTACCAATGAACATACCGTGTGGATTACTGGTACCTCTGATAGTATCAAGTCCACTCACATAAATCCAATCGGTATGAGAACGGCCATTGTTTCGCATCCAATCATAAAACTGACTAGAGGTACCAGCAATCACGAATTTCTTCATTTTAATTCAAGCAGTGTCGCTTGGTCTTTGGTGCCAGCTTTACCTCTAAAGAAGGTGTTAAAAGATAAACTGATTCTCATTTGTTCTGCATTTTCGATTGAAGGTACTCCATGTTCCATATTGGATGGAAATAGAAATAACTCCTTGGCTTTGACAGGCCACCACCAGGTAATTGAATTGTACTGGTTATATGATGACCGGTTGAATATCAACATGTCCTTGGGTTTTCTGTCATGGAATTGAATTTTATCTTCCGGATTTGTTGCAATATAAAATACTCCGGATACTATACTGTTTGAATGATAGTGTTGGTGATGAAATTCTTTGGGATCATTGTAGTTGATCCAAGACTGTGTGATGTATAACTCAATGTCTGTGTAACACATAACTGTGTCGGTAAAGGTCTTGATCTCTTGCTCAATGAAGTCACGAAGCAGGAATAACTCAGGTTCATCCAGAACATTTTTGTTATAGGTACTCTTGTTACCCCTGGTTCTGTACCGATCCTGTGTCATAATGAAGTCGGCTTCTTTTTTGGTAATCTCTCGGTCTAATGTAGAGATGGCCAACGGAATGGAAAATAAAGATACTGTGTTCATAATAGAAATAAAAAAGACATGATGTATTATATCATGTCTCTATGTGAGTGTCAAGCCCGGAAGCGCTTGAAAACACCAAAGGTTATTTAATCTGTGACCATACCTTTGCTCTGATTTGGGAAGTCAATGCATCTGGTAGGTGGACATAATCCAAATCTTCGGATAGTTTCTTACCATTCTTGAAGGACCAATCAAAAAACTTTAGTACCTCTTCGGATGCTTTCTTATCAACTGGATCCTTGTACATGATAATGAATGATGCTGTGGTTACAGGCCATGTATTATCGCCCTTTTGATCCACAATGGATACACCCATACCTGGTACCGAGAACCAATCAGCACCGACCGCAGCCGATGCAAATGTCAAATCATCTGGGCTAACATACTTACCATTTTTGTTTTGCAATTGCATGAAGACCAAATTGTTTTTCTTTACATACGCATACTCAACATACCCAATAGAGCCCTTCACTCTTGTTACATTAGCCGCTACACCTTCATTGCCCTTACCGCCAACCGATGATGCGGCGGGCCATTTAACTGCGGCACCTTTGCCAACTCTATCAGCCCATGGCTTTGATACTGTTGTAAGATAATCAGTCCAATTAAATGTGGTACCTGATCCATCAGCACGATGAACGACTGTGATATTAGTATCTGGCAATTTCTTACCTGGGTTCAATGCTTGTAACTTTGGATCATTCCACTTTACAATATCACCCATGAATACTTCTGCTAGAATAGGACCAGTGATACGCAATTCACCTGCTTTGAATCCATCAAGATTTATAATCGGCACAGTACCACCGATGATAGCAGGAAATTGTATCTGATTCAATTTATCAAGGTCTTCGCCTTTGACTGGCGCATCGGTAGCACCGAATGTAACTGTCTTGTTGTTAATCTGGCGTATACCACCAGATGAACCGATTGATTGATAGTTTAATTTAACACCAGTATCTTTGCTATAGGCTTCGGCCCATTTAGCATAGATTGGATAAGGGAATGTAGCACCAGCGCCTGTGATATCTGCGGCTGATACTGTGATTGATATGATAGTTAATACGGAAGCGATTAGTTTTTTCATTTGATTCCTTTTCAAGTTATATGGGACAACCCCATACCATTATCTAGATTTCCAGGAATTAGTAACAAAACTGTCACAATTCAGATTTTGTTTCTAGTTTCTTCATTGTGTATTCGTGAGCCTTGTCCCATACATCTGGTTCACCAGAGAAAAGAAAGAAACAAAGGAAAACAAATAATATAAACGACCAATCACTTGAGCTCATAATTATGCGTACACATCCACCCGGTGTTTATCCATTCGGCGAATTCTCTCTTTCCGTTTTTCTTCAAGAATTCTTTTCTCTTGTACATGTTCTTCTTGACGGCGATCCTGTAACCGCCTCTGTTGAATATGATACTCTTTAATTCTGTTTTCGATTCTCATTGAGCCATTCTTCCTCTATAGAAAATGTTGGTGAATCTTTCAATTGCTTTTCACATTCCCACATCACTTCATATATTTTTTGTTTGGCACCAAATTGTGAGAACCCGTCCATACGGCGGTCTCTCATATAGTGACCCAAATCTTCTATCTCATTTACCAATCTACTCATATTGTGCCTCCATGATAATATTTGTATATCTTCACAAAGTATGCAAATTGCATTGGTTGATGTTCCGGGTCTGGAAGTTTATCGCCGAAATGTTGTTTCAATTTTTCGTACATGGCCAGCACCTGTTCATCACTCATTTTGCCAATCTTTGTTTCAAGTATTCTTCATTATGTATCCACTTGTCTCTGAGGAAACCCCATTCACGGAGTTGTGGACCCATAAAGAACAATGTGGTTACTGGTTCATTGTTGTGAAGTTCCAACCAATGATAATCTTTTGAACCACGCATGATGATAGAACCTGGACCACACCATCGTGCAATGTCTACAATCTGTCTACCATTATCATCCAAGACTGGTGTGTGTTCCCAATAACCACCTTTGATAATCACAGTAATGAATGGCCATGGATGGTCATGGAAAACTGGTTCATCCGATTTCATAATTTTGTGCAATACCACATTAAAAGGAAACCATTTACGATCTTTGAGAAACAAATAGTACCGATGCATGTACGGTTCTTTTGTCACTCTATCTAAAATCAACCGATAACGGCCAATTTTGTCCATCAATTTATGCATAATCATTTTATACCTCGATACTTGACCAAATTTTAAGTTTCTCTTTTTTTGCCTGTCTGGCTGCATTAACATTAGAATCTGATATTATACACTTTTCCATCATAATGTCAACCATCGCCAGTAAATCACCGACTTCTTCCTCCAGACTTTGTTGGTTCGTCTTATTGGTTACAGGATGTACCGAATCAAAGCCAAATCGGAATATTTTTGAAATGGCTTGTGTGACTTCGGCACATTCTTCCTGTGCAATACATAAAACCTCTTTAGTCTGCTTGTCAATTTTCATACAAATTCACTGAGCAATGTTTGTACTGCTTGACCGTCATTACGAACAAAATTTTCTGCCAAAGATTTGGCCTTTTGTTGGTCACCCAATGTTACCTTTTGAATAACTCTTTTATCAATATACATTTCAACAACCCACTGTGTCATAAGACCTTGGTCTAAACGAGTGAGTGTTGCTTTTCTGTCAACATTAATAAATTCTGAATAATTACTCATTTTAATTCCTTTTAAGCTACTAGTTTAATGAAGCGATTTAATACCACACGGCTACCAATTCGGTTAACATTGTGTTTCGCAAAAGCAGATGCAATTCCTTTGATTGTAGAATTTTCTTTAACCTCAAAAGTCGCATCCTCTTCCGTATCTAGGCCACCAGAACGGAGAATATAATATTCATCATACCCACTATTCTGGAGTATCATAAATTTGTTTTTACGGAAATCTAATTTTAATGATTCGTGATTATTTTGTTTCGGGAACCATTGTTGCACTTTGCGGCCAAAATCACGACCACTGATAATATAGAAACCAATTACATTAGAGTTGGTTCTAGCTCTTAACAATTTTATCAATGCTTTAGATTGTGCATCATATGCATAAGATTTTAGGTCAACAGATTCCTGGTTCTTGGTGATTGGATCACGAATAACCAAAGTTTCTGCTTTGATGGCTTTCGGCATCATATAATCATAACCATTATCATCATACACTTCACGCAAATTGTGTCCTTCACCATCTGTCAAAAAGATTGTGTTAACAATTTGCAATTTATATTTTTTCTGGAACTCTGGAACAATTGTCATTGAATAAATGATTGCTTCATTCAATGGTGTTCCAGATAAACTCAACCAATGTGGAGTGTGGCCAGGTCTATTATAATTTTTCGAAAGCCCTGACATATACACAAGACCAGAAGCTGCATAAGTAAATTCCGAACTAGACATTCTACTAGACAACAAATTGCATAATCCAAAACCTCTCAAATAGAGGTCTCCTTTTACAGCTTTTTGTCTTACGTAATGCTTACCAGCAGAATCTTCAATAAAAGCATATACTTCATATGGTATATTAACCTTCTTGCAAAACAACACAAGATTAATTAACTGTTTAACAGTATTACCAATGTGTTCAACCATTGAACCTGACCAGTCAAGGAACATCACAAGACCATGAGATTTTCCACCAGGTACAACTGTAATCTTTTTGAAGATATCTTCGTTGAATTGATATGAAAAGATTTTCTTCATATTCAAGTCACCAGTCTTTGCAACAGAAGCACGTTTTAACTGGTCTGCGTTCTTACGCATTTCAAATTCTTTAACAAGATAAGAAACAACTTTGTTACTTTCATTTCGAATTTTTATATAAGATTCTGTGCAAACCTTATGGTCCTCTTCTTTGTATTTTTTCCACAATTCTTTATGGTCAAAAATATATTTTGTATCTAATTGTGGAACATTTACATATGCATAAGTTCCAGGTTTAGATTCAAATAACTTCTTTTCGTTTTGGCGAAATGCTTCACTAGTATGTGACTTGATTTTTTCTTCAAGTTTTTCATCCAAACTTTTTCCGGATTTTGAACCAGAAGCTGGTACTTGTTCTCCGTCTTCGTTTACGTTTACCTCAGATTCACTATTGCCATCGAAATCTTCATAGTCCTCATCATAGTCGGAACCAAAGCCCATTTCTTCCTCTGATACATCAGATTCATCATCATAATCATCACCATCTTCATCTGATTTGATTCTTAGTTTTTCTTCTTCTTCGATTTGCATTTTCATGTAATCGATAATTTTCTTGGTTACTTTAATTACTTCATCATAGGTTTCAGTTGTTTCAACTTCTCCAACCAGACCACGTTCAATATCATTAAACTGAATACGCAATCCAGCTCCACCTTTGCAGTGAAGATTAATCCTATCAAGTAAATTTAATTTGTTTAGGTCAGAATCTTTGACACCAAAGAAATCTTTTTCAAAGAGCTCTTTATAAGCTCTTGCAAAAGAATTTTTGAGGCCAGGATATTTGTATTTGATTTTGCGTTCAATGCGGGAATCTTCAACCACATTGGCAACATCACTATTTAATTTTAACTTTCTTACTTTAAGCATACCCTCCATCGGAGTGTAAAGAGCATGACCAACTTCGTGTCCCATGAATAAATCATAAATTTCATTTGAAATATTCTTGTCGAGGATGGGTACAACTAAAACACGGTTACGAACATCAAAGGATGCTGTTTGTACCGGGCGTTGTTCAATCGTTAGATTCTCTGTAGCCATCAATTTGGCCAGCAACGATTTAGATTCAATCAATTCCATGAAAACTCCTGTGTGATAACTCTATTATATCACACTATCAATCAAAAATCAAGGCTGAGTTGTTTTTCTGCAACATCATTTTTTGAAATGTGTAAACTTCCGTTAACAATTTTAATGTTTATGGTGTCACCTTCTTTCCAACCGGTTTGTTCCAACATTTCCGGCGGAAATTTTAGCAAAATGTTGTCGGGATCGCCAGGTATTTCTTCGAAAATTTCTTCGTAGTTGTAAATTTTGTTCATTCGCACTGTTCCTTCAGTTTATTGTACCAATCTTGGTCATTTTCGAATTGGGACATGACTGCCCACTCACGTATAACTTTATCCAAAGGTTGCCATTCAATCGGTTCTTGTTTTGGCTCAGTGATTTGCGACATTTTATGCTCCTAGCTCAGTGATTTGCGACAAAATTGTCTTTTTATCATTTTTACGACTGTATTTTGCGACATTTTTATGCGCTTGCACAGGCTTGATTGGTGTTCGACACACCGGTCGTTGCAATTTTACAACAAAACTCATTTTTTTACTCATTTTAACGCCTCATGTTTGAAATTTCTACAGCTGCTTCACTGTTAAACACAGGAACAGCGTTGGACTTGTGCATTGTTGCAATACCAAGCATGTTTGTACCAGTATAAACCTTTGGTTCAGCTTTGGTTGCACCAACTTCACCGGTATTTAATGATTTGTATTGCTTGGTTTCACGGCCAACAGGTGTTGACAGTTTATAACCATTCAATGTATTGTTGGTTTTTTGGATTTTAAGGGGTTTTGTTGGTTGGTGTGATTGCAACCATTTTTCGTACTGCTCGAGTTTAGCCTTAGGCACTTTTTTAGCCTTTGACTTGGGTGGGCGTACATAGAACATCATAAAATTTCTCCAACGAATGAGTGTATTATACACTATTCAGGATATTTGTCAATATGTGTGTTGCAGGAAAACAACACTAGAATTGTCTTGCTTTTCTTCTACCGGGTTTTTGATAATCCTCACTGCCCATGAAATAATCATAATCATCATAATTAGATTTCTTTCTTGTGGTTTTTTGTTGTTCTTTTTTCTTTTTTCTTGGTTGAAAATTAGAATTCTCATCATCATCGTAATTGCGAAACTTACCGGAAAATTTTGACACTTTAATTTAACTCCTTATTTAATAGTCTCAAAGGTTATACCACGAATACGAGATTCTGGCATATTTGTCATGTCTGTTTGTGACACGTAGATTATATTTGACATTGGATAGCACATTTTAATTATTCTCAACAAATTGCATGATGTTCCGTCCATATCATTGAATGTAAATACTTCATCAATAAATGGAAAACTTTCTATTACTTCTTTTCTTTGGTCGTGTGTATTTTTGAAGCCGTCCTTGAGTAACTTCATGTAAGCGTCAGAATGTACGCCAACAACAAGCCAATCACACTTTGACTTGCATTTTTTTAATAGTTTAAATTCATTATAAGAGATAGGATCAAATTCGCCGGATACGACAATTATATTTTCTTTGTCCATTATGGTAGAAGGTCTGGAAATGCCTCTTTTACAAATTTATAGTTTATACCTTTTACTCCCAAATCTTTTTGGAATATACCCAATAAGATTTCTGCTTCTCTTGGTTCGATTGATTCCAACATCTGAATCAAGAGTTCATTTCTTCTTCTATCTGTTAATGTTTCGGCCATTTGATTGCCTTCTTGAAACATATACAATCTACGCAACTGGTGTGCTAGACTATCATGCGTGATACCGGGTAACATATCAGTTGGTACTTTATAATTTTCAGGTATTTCTTTTACCTTCCATTGAAAATCTGGATGATATGTTAATTTAAAAACATCAACTAGTGGTTGTGACAAATTTTGGCTAATTATGTCCATTCTCTCTTTTCTACTTTGAGCATCATCAATTGCATCAAATATTTCATATAACGGTTTCATTAAAATTCCTCAATAACATCAATTAAACTTTTCAGTTTGTTGGCAATTAAATAATCCAAAATTTTACCTTTGGATGCCGGTTTAGTTTCTTCATAACTATTTATGATTTTCTCTCTGATATCACCTGGTATATTTCTGAGGTCAATCAGTGTCTGATTACGAGAATAACCAATTCTAGCATTCTCATCTTCCCATTCACCATAATCTTTTTCCATCAATTTGTCAAATTTACTTTTGTTGATTGGTGTTTGACGAATATCACGCACGAAACAATCTGACACTGACAGTACATTCGGTATACCATCACCCTTATCACCACGAATGATTTTTTCTTTCAGTTCAGCTACTGGATTTTCCGAAATGATGAATTTCTTTTGTGCAGGATTGTATTGCTTCACAGTAAACTCACTTCTACCATTATACATCTGTAATTGTAGAAAATCGCCGTCACTGGAAATAATTATGATGTTTTCATGCATGATATGACGAGGTACAAGTGTACCAATGATATCATCCGCTTCTGCTCCCTCAACATCAACCACTTTGTATGGAAAGTTGTCACGGAGTTCCTGTTTGAATTTGGAAAGCATATCAAAAATCAGATGCCAATCAAGGTCTGATTTTTCTCTTGTTTTTTTGCGGCCAGCCTTGTAGAAGGGAAAGAATTCCTTGCGCCAGTACTTGCGGTTGTCACTACAGAGTACAACCTCACCATATTCTTTGCGGAATGTCTTTAGGTGCGTCCTGATGATGTTCAGGATCATATGTCTGATAAGACCTTCTTCCAACTTAACACCTTTTTGACTGGCAATTTGAGCCATCAGTCCAGACAACAATACCTGGTTAAGGTCAACGAGAATCATAATAAACTTTCTGTTTCAAAGATTGTATTTTACATCATACTCTTGATCTTGTCAAGCGCATCTGACATAAAAGAGTTGGATGTGGTTGTTTTCTTTGCCACTATTCCAAACCAACCTTGTGGTATTAATGTTGAAATATATTCCCTAGGATCACTCAGAACAGCATCAAATGCATCCAGGTTTTCCAATGTGTCGGTTTCTTCGTTGCAGGTAAACAACAAAACATGCCAACTTGGCCCAATAGAGCTAACATCTACTGGTGTACCAGGATTCTTGTATCTATTTGATTGTATGTGTATGTCCACATCCGGATGAGGCATGAAAAACAAAGCATCATATTCCTCAATATCTTTCAAGTATTCTAACATTGCAAACCTTTAATGTGTGACTTTCTTACTCTTACCATAATCCAAGAATTGTAATAGTCATCTGTTTCCAGCGCACCGTTGACAAATTGTTCTTTGGCTTCAAGATAACCACATTCACCTTTGCTTTTACATAGATGTATGATTTCTCGGCTAAACAATTCTTGTCCATGCATTATAACATCTTTTTTCAATTCCTCATTGCTACCATAGTAAGTTTGCCAGTCCGAAGAAACTTTAAATTTCTTTTTCTTGCCTTTTACTTGTTTTGTTTTTGAGGAATAGAAGAATTTTTTACCAATGTATTTTTTACTTGTTACATTGTTTGTTATAAGATACACAAATCCATAATTGTCGCCAATTAAATCCTCTGTAAAATCTTTATCTTTGTATGTCCAGTTTATTCCCATTTGTCCTCATCAGAATCATCATCCTCATCTATATATTCTTCTTCGGACAACGATTCGATGGTTTCACCACAAAACGGGCAAAACTCCGGATATTCTTCTGATACTAATTCTTCCATATAGATCATGTCATAGCTCGATTCACAGTTTGTACACTCTGCTGTTATTGTTTTCGTTCCCATGTTTTTCCTTTAAGCTGCTTTGGCCCAAACATCACCCCAATTACCTGATAATGCGCCCTTAGCATAGTCAGTAGCACGATTCTCAAAGAAATTGGTATGTGTTGGTGCGTTAATCATTTCTTCAACCCAAGGCAATGGGTTCTTCTTCACTTTAAAGATGCCTTTCAAACCAAGACTAATCAATCTACGGTCAGCAATGTAACGAATGTATTGTTTAACATCAGCATTCGTTAGACCTTCTATAGCTTGCATACTAAATGCTAAATCAATAAACTTATCTTCTAATTGAACCATCTTCTCAGCAATTGTATATATCTTACCTTTAAGTTCATCATTCCAGATTTCTTTATTTTCTTCAATGTATGTACGGAACAATTTAATCATTGATTCAGCGTGCATTGTTTCATCAACGATAGACCAAGTAACAATTTGGCCCATACCCTTCATTTTCCCGTGGCGTGGAAAATTAAGCAACATGATAAAAGAACTAAAAAGCTGCATACCTTCGGTAAAAGCGGAAAAAACAGCAATGTGAGTAGCAGTACTAGAAAGGTCACCATTCTTATTAGAGATATCCAAAACATAATCGTGTTTATCTTTCATCTCCTGATAATCTAAGAATTGGTTGTATGTTGTCTCTGGTAAACCAAGTGTTTCAATCAAATGACTGTATGCGGCCACATGTAGTGCTTCTCTTGCGGCAAAGCCCATCAACATCATACGAACTTCTGGTTGTGGGAAATGTGGCAGGTAATTTTTCACATAACCACCGGCCACATCAATATCACCTTGTGTAAAGAAACGGAAGATGTGTGTGAGAAATTGTTTTTCTTCTGTTGATAGTTTTTTCTTCCAATCCTTCACATCTTCAGCCATTGGTACCTCTGTGTGTAACCAATGTGATTGTTCATGTTTCAACCATGCATCATATGCCCATGGATAGTTGAAAGGTTTGAAACTATTTCTTTCGTCTGTTAATCTGCTTGTGGTTTTCTTAATCATGCTGTAGCCCATTCTCTTAATTCTGAAACTGTTTTATTACCAACAAGTCTTTTAGATATATTATCATTTTCATCTAATAAAATTAATGTTGGTACACCACGAATGCCGTATTCAACTGCAACATCGGAATGAACATCAACATCAACAACTTCAATTGGTATACTAATGTCGGCTTCTTCCAAATTCTTTGCTAATAATTTGCATGGACCACACCATGATGCTGTAAATCTTAAAATTCTCATATCAATTGCACCAACTTTGTTTGGCTTCACCGTAGTACTCACGGGCAAAACCGTTTGATATTAACATCTGTCTTAAACTTTTACCGTCAAGAATAACATCACCCAACACACGCCCACCATATTTGTCCCAGTCCATCAGAATGACCTGACGCTTTGTTGAGGCTGTTATTTGTGCTTTGGTAAATGCCGATGCGGCCTGTCCTCTTTGATCCTCGCTTGGGCATTGCGCTCTGTGTCCCTTTTCTGGTGTATCAACACCGAACACACGAATAGATAGTTCCTGCTTTAATGGTGCAGGTAGAAATGGTGCTTGAAATGCTACAGTATCACCATCAATAACTCTGGTGATAACTGCATCATATATTACACCATCTTTCTGTTTACCTTGTGCGAATGCTACGATTGATAGCATAGCCATTACGCTTATAATTATTTTTTTCATTTTTTTATTTCTCCATTAATTTGTTTACAAACTCTAGTAACTGTGTGTGGTGTCTACCGTTATGATATTTACCTTTCATCCAACTATAACTTTCATACCAATGCAATTGGCTTTCAGGATGGCAACCAATTAGACCAATTCGTCCTTTTATGATAGCCATCGGATCATCATTCATATACTTTGCTATGATATCATACTGTCCTGGTCCAAATGCACAACCATCATAGAAGAACATGTTATCATCTACACCATTCCAAATGATAGGCATATTCTTTGCATGTGGGCGCTTTGTATCTGTGTTCGGTCTTTTTATATATTGCTCAACTTCTACGTCACCCAGAATATTAAAATAGTGTTTGCCTGCCCAATATGCACCCATGCAAATACCAAGATAGTGGCCACCATTTTTAACAAAGTCTACAACTCTTTCGGAGTTGTGTGATAGTAATCTATCATAAGAATCGGAATCACCAAAGCCACCAGGTACAGCAATCAATTGCACATCATCAAAGAAATCATCTTCTAGTTCATTCTTTGAAAATATTTTGAATTCATACTTTGAATTTAATGCTTTGATAATTCCATTTCCACTTTGCACCGAACACTTTGGATCATGTATAAACAATGCTATAGTGGGTTTCATTTTATCCTTCGCAAGCTATACAATCATTTCCTTGTGCTACTTGAATCATATCCAATTCTTTAATAACTTGACGTTCAATCTTCTTAGATACTTTATCAGCCTTGGCTAATTTCTCTGAACGGCAGTAGTAAAGTGTTTTCACACCCTTCTTCCATGCCATGAAGTGTATTGCATGAATGTACTTGATGTGTGCATCTGGACGGAAGAACAAATTCAACGATTGTGCTTGATCGATGTACATTTGTCGGTCAGCAGCTAATTCAATCACCCAACGTTGGTCAATTTCCATGGATGTTTTGAATACTGCTTTTTGATTTTCATCAAGAATATTCAAATGTTGAACTGAACCATCATTTGCAATAATTGATGACCAAATATCATTATATTCTTCCTCTGTTTGTGTTAGACCTTTGATGATTATATCTAGCCAACGATTCTTGTTTAGAAATGCGCCAGATAACGTGTCCTGACGATAAGCATTAGCACGATAAGGTTCGATACTAGGGCTAGTATTTCCCATAATGATAGACGAAGAAGCATTTGGAGCAATAGCCATAAGATGACTGAAACGTTGACCGCTGCCAACAGCATCTGGAGCTTCACCACGTTCTTTTCCCAAACTGATATTAGCTTCATCTAATCCCTTTCTAATTTGTTTGAACATTTGATTGTTTGCAATTTTGGCCATCACACCTTCAAATGCGACACCCTTCCGTTGTAGATAAGCATGGAAACCCAAAGCACCGATACCAATGCTGCGCTCACGACTGGCAGAATACTTTGCACGCTGAATGGTGGAAGGAGCATTATCAATAAAATACTGAAGAACATTGTCAAGCATTTCAGCAACATCACGAAGAAAAGTAGGATGGTCTTTCCATTCATCATAGTGTTCCAAATTTAAAGAGGACAAACAACACACTGCGGTACGTTGTTCATTAGTTGGTAAAATAATTTCGGAACATAGATTTGATTGGTGTACTTTCAAACCTTTGTCTTTTAGAAACTGTGGCAACATTCTATTGCTTGTGTCAATGTAGTGAATGTATGGTTCACCGGTGTGCATACGCATTTCAAGAATCTGTTGCCATAGGTGTTTTGCAGAGACCACTTCTCTCGCCTCACCTGAATGTGGATCTGTCAGTTGCCAACTATCGTCTGCTTCTGGATCCAACATACACTTTTCAATAAGTGACATGAAGTCATCAGTGATATTAATTCCGTGGTGTAAATTCAGGCAACGAACATTTTGGTCACCTGTTGGTTTACGCATTTCTAGGAACGGAATAATATCAGGGTGAGATATATCAAGATAAGCGGCATAAGAACCACGGCGAGTCCGGCCTTGACGATAAGCCAAAGAAGATGCATCGTAAATTTTAAGGTGAGGCATAACACCAGTAGACTTGTCATCAGCAGACCTAATGCCGAAGCCAATACCCACTCCACCGCCGTACATACTAAGCCAATTGGTTTCAGATAAGTTTTCAACTAAACCCTCCGCAGTATCTTCAATGTAGTTAAGGAAACACGAAATAGGCATCCCACGCTTAGAACGACCAAAAGAAAGAATTGGAGTAGAATAACTGAGCCAATGATTAGAGGCGTAATCGTAAAGGCGCTGAGCATGTTCAGGATTACTTCCAAAACTTTTTGATACAAACGCAAATCTTTGTTGTGGTGAGGTTTCATCATCTTTCATGTACGATTCTTGTAATCGTTTTATTCCTAATTCATCAAATAGTTTATCTTTTTCCAAGTCTATTTTGACACCCATATAATCCATATTTTTTTACCTTTTTATAATTGCTTTAATATTAGGTGGTGTCCAACCTTCTGGTTTCAACACTTTACCATCTTCTCTTTTTTCTACTTTACCACTAGGACTGATTTTGGCCAAATTGCTTCTTGATACTTCATCCCACACTTCTTGTTGTGGAATATTTAAAGAGTGTTCCAATCCTTCAATGACCCATTTCAAATCTGCACATGCATCGGCAATTTCCACTTTGTCTCTGTTGCCATATGCTGCCATAAGTTCTTTGAATTCTTCAATAACCAAATCGACATACAATTCTGCCTGAGGACCAAAATCATTTTTAGTTTGACCACATGCAATCATAAATGTTTTAACATCGTCTTTACTGTTCATTGATATACTCCTTAATCATAGGAAAAATTGGTTCAATTACACTTGCACAATATAATGCAACATCACGATGTTCTTTTTGTGTTCCCTTTTCACTGCGGAGTTGTATATAGTGTACCCAACTACGAAGCGTTCCATTCATGTATAAACGGGAAACTGTCATGCCCTCCGGCAGTACTGCTCTCGCCTGTTCCTTAGCAATACCATTTGCAATAGCCCAATCATATGCACTTTGCGATGCTTCTATAACTCTTTTTTGTTGTGTTTCCCACCAAGTCTGTAAAGCCAAGTTGTCAGTCACAATACTATTCTGCCTATTTTTAGTATCTTGTAATCTAGCTTCTTTCAATTCCCAACCAAGGTCTGCAACAGCATAACGCTGGCTGAATTCTTGAAAGGAAAAGGAACGATGCCTCAAAATCTGTCTTGCAATATCTCTAGTAGTTTCTATCTCCAGACAAATGTTCACCATCTCTAATGGTGACCAATGTTGATTTTTGATAAGATAACGAACCAACTTTTCAGCTGTATCGCTATTATTTTGATTAGCGGGATTTGAGACTCTGGCTGCATATGCAACCTGTTCCAACAAATTCTTGCCGTCTACTCCCTGTGTGTATGATATCAATTTTACATTCATAACAAAATCTCCATTTCAAGTCTTTTTCCAGTTAATAAATTCCATTTTTGCTCTCAGATTCACGAATGTATTCTTACTTATGATATCTTGTATTTCATCTGGTGAGAAACCATTCAAAACCATATCATTTACATCTTTTTCTTCAATCATTTCCGGCCAGATTACCACATTGTAGTGTTCTTCAATGGCTTTGTCCATCTGCTTATGTAGTTCTTTATTTCGTGGTTCGTTGTCGTACACCAAAACTATTTTTGATTTGTCAAAGTGTTTGGCTGCAGCCATCAAATTCGAATCGGCAGTGGCCACAGCATTCTCCAGGAACATGGAGTCAATAGGACCTTCCACAACATAAATCATCTCTTCCTGATTGATCCTGTCGGTGCCGAACAACTTGTGGTTGTCTTTATCTGTCTTTACGGTGATATATCTTAGTTTAGATTCACCTAAGGCTCGACCTTGAAAGGCCACTAGATTCTTATCTTCATCATAGAAAGGAATTACCAATCTTGGGTCATCTTCCTTGAGACCTTCCTTTTCGATACCGAGTTTTTCAACAAAGCCTTTAAAGTCTTCCGCAAAATATAGTTCCGTATAGAAGGCCTCTGGAATTTTACGGGATTGAACATAAACTTTAGCAAAATGCGCTTCTGGTAACGATTCAATGGAAGGAAGTTCCAGTTTCTTTCTGAATTTCGGTGTTTCAGTTTTAAATTCATCAAAGGTTGGTTTTTCTTTTTGTGTTCCTGTGTCTGCATTTTTATACCGTTCTAAAGCATATTCTTTACAAAGAGATTCATCAACTTTTTCCAGAAAATTGTAAAAGTTGATGGATGCGCCACAATTGTGACACATATAAAAGTAGTTGTTCTTTTTGGCAAAAATGTAACCACGGGCTTTGGTTTTATTTTTGGAAGAATCGCCACAGAGAGGACACCTGAAGTTATACAGGTCGGTCTTCTTCTGTGTGAATTTTTGAAGCTTCGGGGATACCCTCAGCAGAAAGGTTCTATCAATAAAAACGGACATAACAAAAAGTAGAAAGATTGCAAAGAATCTAGATTATACAACAATCAATTGATAAAGGCAACGATTTTTTCAAAATGACCGGAAAGAATGCCGGCAAATGCAACTGCACCGGCTGCCATCCAAATCATTTTTTGTCTGATTTGTTCCAGGTTACCAATCTTCTTGGCCAGTTCGGCATGTTGTTCACATGATGCATTATACATCTCATTTAGTTTATCTGTCAAGCTATCTCTGGTTTTGTCAAGGCAATCATGCATCTCCTTAACATCAACTTTCAAGTCATCCAGTTTCTCACTAAGGTTTTCCACCTTAGTTTCAACGATACCAATTCTTTCTACAGTGGATGCCATTTATTTCTTCACAGGAACTTCTGTGCCCTCTAGTTTCTTGTGGACTTTCATTTCCTTGCAATTCTGTTTAACGTTACCCTTGGCATCCTTAACAGGCTTGCCTTCTTTATCTTTCACATCTACACATACTTTTGTTTTTTCAGCCTCAGCGTAAACTGCTGTTGACATACCAAACAATAAAGCGATGGATAATACTACTGATTTCATTTTTATTCCTTTTTAGTGAATTTTTCGGATGCTGTAAAACCTAAACCTGCTATTACAATATACATCATAGAATCAAAAATCTTTGAATCTATTGGGTAACCATATACCATAGCAATGTACCCTCCGCCGCACAATAAGAATGCGAGAAGGGTAACCACTCTTTTACTAGAAACGGTACTATTGGTACCGTCTGATAACATACTTAGTATGAAGTTCATTTATAGTTCTGGTTGAGGGGCTGGCGCTGGAGCTGGTTTGCCTCCGAAGCCTGTGATAACTTGGGGCTGAGATACGCTTCCAAAGCTATTTCCGCTGCCCATTGATTGTGTTCCAAACGAGTTCGTGACTGTTGGAGAAACGCTAGGTGCTGGAGAGAAGGAAGGTGCGCTGGTTGTTGTTTCATTTTTTTGTATTGGTGTTGGTGGTTTATCCCAGCCTTTATTGGCCGCTTGTAAGGCTGCTTTTTGAGCATCCTTATCATTGCCAGCCAGCATGATACCCGATAGAGTACCAGTCAAGAATGTGGCGATAGGTATAATCAACTCAAAGAATTTCTGGTCAATAGGACTAATAGCATTCAATGGTTGTGTAACAAAAATGATTGAGTATAGAACAACGAATACAATACCTGTTAGTGTTAGAGCCAAACAAATTCCAATAAAGAATTTCAATCTAGCCATCAACTGGTCTTCGGTGTACATTTGATTATTTTCCACAATTTGCTCCTTGTGTTGTTGGTGCTTGGCAAGCTGGTGCTGGAACCACGGCCGTAGTTGTTTGAGTTTGTCCATCTTTTGGGGGTCCTATTCTAGGGTCACGTTGACCTTTAAAAATATGTTCAGGACACGTTCTTGTCACATCACATTTTGGTAGTTTACAAATATCTTTTTCCCAGTTATCTGGGTCTTGGCATGGATAACGGAATCTATCACCACCAAAGAATGCTAATGCAAGCGGCAATACAAGCAAACCTATTGCAACATAGAATAATTTTCTATCATTCATATCAAACTCCTAAGACATGAAGTGCATGTTCGTAATGTTTGATTCGGTCTTCAAGTCCAATGGTACCACCGTTGATTCGCTTTGTTAGTGTAACGATATCACCTTTGTCGGCCCATTGGTTCAAGTTATTTGTTTCCCAGAACCAGCAAGCTGATTGGGCTGCACCTTCAAATGTGGCCATATACTCTGCGGCTTCTTCTACAGAAATTTGTAGTGAGCCAGCAAAGAAGGTATAGTTATCTTTACCAGTCAATTGAATTAGACCACGACCACGGTATCTGTATCCATCACCAGAAGATTCATCGCCATTGCCCATGCGTGATGCATAGATTCTGTTTGCGATAGCTTCTTGTTTATTTGGCTTAGATGCATACTGTATTGCAATTTCATCATTAGGAAAATACTTAGCAAACAACTTGCGTAGAGTTGGTGGCTTGTAGTTTAGATTTTCTTGTAATGCTGTGAAACCACCAGATTCATGTGAACATTGTGCAATGAAAGCTGCAATACGTTGTGGTGTATTGATTTCATATTCTGGCAACAACTGCTCTAGGGCATGATGCCACTGGTCAATGTATGGATTCTTCGGCAATAATTGTTTTAGTTGTTCTTTAGATAGTTCCATTATTTTACACTTTCAAAAATGTTTTTCTGTACGTTATACCATTCAATAAAGGCATCATGTTTCACAGCACATTCATAATAAGTTGTATAGTTTGCAGTAATCGTCTTACTTATATCACTCAATTTTACTTCATTACCTAATTTTTCTAATTGAGGGCATTTAGCTAGTAATTGTTCTGGCGCATTTGGAAATTTAGCTGTGACTGGAACTGTAGTTGAACATCCCGATAACATTGCAAAAAAGAATATTGCTGTTATTATAACAAACAGGATAGTGCTAATCTTTTGTTGTTTTTCAATGTTTTTCATTTAGGTGCCTCGGCAGCTCTATTATGTGCTTCAATAAATTCTTTTGGTATCTCGCATTGGCCACCAGGTAAAAACTTGGTGTCATATTTGACAATCTCTTTGTCGATGTATTTAACAACATCTTGGCCACGGGTTTTAATGTATTCGGTTTTCTTAACTATCTTCTCAACTATCTTCACATTCTCTTGTGCGGATTCTACCGCAGCAGCTTCTACCTTTGCTTCCATCTCTTTTACTCTTGCTTGCCATGCTTCTTCATTTGATATTGCACCAGACATATAAGTGCCTAATGCAATCAGCAAAACAGAAACCGCTTGTATTGGTGTCCGATACACATATACAAGCGGTATAAATTTCATTACGTAAGTGGCCAACAGACCTAATAGACCTGCAAAAAATATTCCGTAAAAGATCCAGTTAGGCAGCCATTGAAGAATCCACATATTACATCTTTGGTTGTTTTCTCTTGAGGAATGACATTACAGGGTTTCTTTTCTTGGAGACACCTGGTTCTCCACCTGCACCACCTGAACCAGCGATGTTTCCACCTCCAACATTGTTGGCTGGTGCGCCGGCCATACCATCTTCTGATACCTTCTCACAACTACCTGGAGAGAATGGTTTTTTACCGGGAACAGGTTTGTAACCTGTCCAACATCTACCTTTTTCTTCTAAGTATTCTTTGAATGTTTTCATTAGCAGTTCCACTTACGTAAAGATTTATTGATGCGTGAATCCGGATCATTTGCTGTTTTAGCAGATGTTAGTCTTTTCTTCATACCAGACATACGAGCACAGAATGATTTGCGGCGATTTGCAGACTTCGATCCAGGTTTTAGTTTTGATGGTTTTGTTGTGACTGCTGTTTGCAATTTTGAACCGGGATTTTCTCTGCGATATGAATCGACACCCTTTTGGTTTAAACCACCTTCTGGATTCTTACCTTCTTTGCGTTGCCATGCAGCAACTTCATCCAATTTCTTCTTGTTAAAGATTTTGTTTAGAATCTTTTCACCATCCTTGGCTACTTTTTTAGCAGTGGTTGGTTTAGCAGTGTATTCTTTTTTGCCGGCATCCGAATCGTTACTACCATCACGGCCTGGAGGCGTTTGGCTTTTATCCATTTCGGTGATATATTCGTTAAAAGTTTTCATATGTGCCTTAATATCTCTGCGACATTTTTGTCCAATGGTATTTCTGATGATACTATAGTTTTTCCATTTATTCCATAAACAAAATCAGGCATGATATCAAGATAATCCAAAAATGTTTTTAGAATATCATAGTCACGAACATCAGTCTTATAGAACAATATTCTTGCGGTTGCTTCTGGACCAAAAACATTGTTCAATAAAATGATATGGTTCATAATCAATCGTTCTTTGAGGGATTTGGTTATCTTGTATCTACGAAACAACCTTTTCAGATATTTTGTTCTTTTAATATCTCCCTCAAATTCCGACATAATGCAGTGTGGTGATGTATAACATTTCATAGCATACATCATAAAATTATCTTCATTCAATTCATCAAACATATTATAGAGGGGCCGAAGCCCCTTTTTTAATTATCAGGTAAAGTGATATCGTCTGAACCGTCACCAATTGGATTTGCTAAAGCAACCAATGTTTCATACTGAACACGACCAGCACGACCACCAGTACCAACAGTACGAAGTACCCAACCAGGCTGAGTAGCTTGTGTACCACCAGCACCAGAACCAAGATCGGCAATTGCAGTTGCTTGGTCAGCAGTTGCTTGGATTTCAAAATACTGCTGAGCGTTACCAGTGCCAGAAATCATAACGATTGTATATGGTGTAAGTGTCAAACCAGTTCCGTTACCAGCAGTAGAAACAACAGCAGTACCATCTTCCTGAGTGATAGTAAAACCAGTTACGTTTGGTGAAGTGCCAGTAACAGCAGAAACTTCATAAATCTTACCAGCAGTGTGACTGGTGATAGAACCAGTACCTGTGACAGTGCCACCGATAACGATATGGTCACCAGCTGCTAGAGTGGTTGCAGTACAAGTAAACTCACCGCCAGTACCAGCGATAGCAACACCAGCAAGAGCAGTACGACCAGCTGCAGCACCAGCAGAAGCTGCAAGACGGAATGTGCCGGCAGCTAAACCGATAGCAGATACAAAATATTCAGTATCATTAACTAAACCAGTGATAGCAGTACCACCATTAGAGAAATACTTGATTGATTCAGCAGCAACTAAGCCGTGAGTAGTATAAGCAATTTGCTCAGTGGCAATAGTAACACTAGAAGTAGGAATATTGCGTTTTGGTTTAGCAACAGTAACAGTTGGAACTGAAGTGTAACTCAATCCTGTGTTGGTAACAGCAATTGATGTAACTGCTCCGCCAGAGATAGTTGCAGTAGCTGCAGCACCTGAACCTCCACCGCCAGAGAAGGTAACATTAGCTCCTTCCAGGTATCGAGATCCACCAGTTGAGACTGATACTGCGGTTACATTGTCGCTACCAGCACTCATTTCTGCGGCGTCTACCAAGAACAAACCAATTGTTGCATTGGTTGTATACACATGAGGTGTTGTATTACCATAAAGTAATGCAACGTTTGCTGCTGTAGGTGCGGATGCAAAAGCTTTTACATCAGCTGCATTTAGTATTGTTGAGTTAACGGCCCAGTATGGTGCGTTAGCTGCGTTATCGTTATTTCCCCAAGATGACATTTTATTCTCCTTTTAACCGAGGGTTATGTTTGTATTTATCTTTTTCCAGAATCAGGTCTACTACGCATCTTCATCATAGGGTCGATTTCGATGGTATCTCTCTTTTCACCAGTCAAGGTGGTGCCACCCGTCATAATTGCAGCGGCCTGTGGTTTTTCCATATTGGAATTGTCTGTTGCTCTTTGAATTTTTGGTTTCTTACCATAAGTTGCAACGGATTTATCTTCTTTTTCATGGTCATAAATCTCCTCTTTCATGCCTTTCCTTTTATAGATGGACTTGATGATTCGAGCAGACTTAGACATTTGAATCAGTTTCTTACCTTTATCTTTTGGTGCAACATCATCCGGACTGTTTGCTCCGCCATTAGGCATAGATGATGCGGCCATTGGGTCTTGATAGTTTTCATTCTTTGGTGTACCATCAGTCTTCTTGTGTGACTTGTAACCTTTGTTCTTCATAGACCATGCGAGAGCCCAAGGATTATCAATGTCTTTGTGCTTCTTCATTGCTTTGACAGTACCTTCAAAACCAGGAGGTGCAACTTCCGCCACAACTTCTTCTTTTTGTACAGGCTTTTGTTCCGGTGCATATTTCTTTTTTAAATATTTGTCAACCTTACGAGCATACTCATCTTTTACTTCTTCTTTTTGTACAGGCTTTTGTTCTGGTGGTTTCTTGTTTAACAGTTCGTTACCTAGGCGTTCTTCACGTTCACGTTTCTCTTTGGCTTGTTGTAAAGCCTTGTACATACGAATAGAAGCAGATGCAGCCTCATTAACATCTTCATTTTTACTGTTTAGATAGTTACCAACAGTGTCAATGTAGTCTGATGCCAATGTCAATTTAGACTGAACCCATGCAGGTAGTTGTTTCTCATAATCGGTACCAATGAAATCACGAACCATCTTCACGGCACGTTCCATCTGATCTAACTGATTTAGAACCATACTACCTTCATCGTCCATCATTTGACCCATTGCAATTGCAACATGGTTTTCATCAAGTTCAAGGCTTTCTCTTAGCCTTGTCACAAAGGTATAGTCTTTCATAGTCAACACACCTTTTTTACGAATGTGTATTAACTTCTCAACAACCTTGTGCAAATCCATATCAGTCTTTGCATCTTCACGAGCATACTCCAACATACGAATCAACAATGGAATATCAAACATGATGACATCCATCTTGTCGATTGCTTCTGTGATAGACTCCAACATGTGGTCTCTTTTCCACTTGATGAATTGTCCTGTCTTAGAGTGTGCAACCTTCTGGTCTTTTGTTGCAAATTCTGGATTGATACCCCTAGATTTCAGATATGTGTTTAAAGCAGCATCTTCCGCAATGTTTGCTTTTGCGGACCACGGATCTCTAGGATTGGTACCGAAAGTTGGCTTTTCTGCGGTACTCTTGACTATTGATTTTATTGTTTGCGCTTTGCTCATTTTTTACCTTATTCTGATGTACCTGTTTTACCCATCATTTCGTTCTTAACTCTTTTCAAAGATTTTTTGGCCAAGTATCTTGCGTGATTCAATGGTTTCAAATCTTCTGCATCATTGATGTTAGAGACAAAAGGTCCGTCTTCCTGACTGGTTGGTCCTTTTGCCTCATTTACTTTTTTTCTGTGTCCTGTTCTGGTGTGTCTTTTTGTTTAGAACCACCGTAACGAGAACCTTGTTTAACACCTGAACCACCATTTGGTTTTGGTTCTGCACGCTTCTTAACATCGGCCATCATTTCTTCCCATCCTTCTTTGAATTGACGGAGAGTTTTTGGTGTTCTAACATCAACATCTTCTTTGGCCAAACGATCAACTGCTTTGTCGATACCAGCTTTACGTTTACGTGAATCAGATTTAAACTTATCAGCAAGTGAAGTATTTGCATCTTTCATACTAGGGCTTCTTGCCTTGGATGCACGATTTTCAAAATCAGCTCCAATTTTACGAGAAATTGTAGAGTCGGCAGCTGCTTTCTTAACATAAGAACCAAGAGTGCTTTTAGACAACTCATCAATTTGTTCAGATTCCTCTTGGACTTTGTTTTGCATCTTAGCTCTAATACCACTAATTGTGCTATTTGGTTTTAATGCGGCACCAGTATTTGTATCAAAATTCTTACGATCTTGTTGTTTTTGACCTGTAGCAACATTACCACGATCTCTCAATTGGCCTAGTAGGCTTTCATCAACAACTTCTTCTTTTTTTAGAAATCTATCACTCAACGTACCACTTTTAATAGCTTTAGCATGAGCATTACGAATAAACTGATGAGCACTGTCCTTATTATCAAATGTGCTGCCAGCAGCGTGGGCTAACTTAGCAGCTGAATGGTGAGCGTGATACTGTCCATTTGACTGCTTAGTGATGAGACCAATTTGTTTTCCTGAATGTTCCACCGAGTTTACAGTTGGATTTGACAGATTGCCTATATGTGATCTTGACTTTGCGCTTGTTGGTTGAATATTCGCTTCATAAACGATTTCAACTTCTTCTTTTTGAGGAGTTGGTTTCTTACCAGTTTGTGGTAGACCCATCTTGCGTTGTAGGTCTTTACGTTGGTCTTCATCTGAACCACCAGTTAAAGCTTTGAAGGCTTTCTTGGCAACATCTTTGATACCTTCATCAACAGTTTCTTCTTCTTTAACTGCTTTTTTCTCACCACGAAGAATTTTAAAATCTTCTGGATCAACTTTGTTGTTTTTATTTTTATCAATTAAATGTTGATTGCCCTTGAGTGCTTCTTGTTGAAGAATTTGTTCAATTGCTGCAATCATGTCATCTTTTTTTCTTAGGTCGATCATCTTATACTCCTTTAATGTTTTTTGCGGCTGCTGCCATGGTTTCACCTTTGGCTTGAGCTGCGCCGCCGTGGCCAAAATGTTTTTCTCTGTCTGCTTGGTCATCGTATTCTTTAGCTTTGTCCATCAAATGTTTCTTTTGACGAGCAACTTCTTTAGAATCATTTTGTGCAGTTTCTGGTGTGGATTCTTTGACGAACTCTGTGAATTTTTTCATTTCTTTTTCTTCTTGTTAAAGTAACCCATCTTATCCTTTGGATTTTCCATTGGCTCTTTGTTTGTCGAACCACCTAAAACACCAGCAACTCCCATTTCGGAATCTGATGGATCATTATATGATTCTCTAAATCTTTTAAAATTAACTTCTTCTCTATATGTCACATCGCCAAGACCAGACATAGGGTATACTGTTCCCTGTTGGCGAGTATCAAATTCTTGGCTGATTCCGGAAACATTCCTCATCCTCTGACTAACAGTAGGAGAATCGACCAAACCTTTTTTCTTTATTTTTTCTTTGTCTTTGCTGAAGTTGCTTTCTTTCGGGGCTGGGAAGACTTTGACTGTGGGGCCGGAGTCTTCGGTGTAGGTTCTGAAGGTGTAACCTCCACGCTTGGCGTTTCTATCCCACTTGATATTGTCGGCGTTGGAGTCTCCTGCACGATTGTCTGGGGTAATGTCACTTGGACCGTCTGCACTGGGGCCTGTTCCGGCTGATACTTTTGGATGTCCAGTGGATGTTTGTCCTGTACCGGTGCGCTTGGTTTTGTAATTTTCAACAAATCTAAAATTCTTTTTAACATTTTCATTTTCCTTAAAAACAGAGTCAGTTATACTATATTTACCATGACTTTCCAACCAAGAGAACGCAATTTCATTGAATTTTTTGTTCTCAATAAATGTATTTATTTTTTCGTAAGTATCAGAAATATCTTCTTCAAGTTCTTCTATTGAGGAACTATTGTTGAATTCCATGAAATTCTGAAAGTTTTGAATGTATGCTTCTTTGCAGGCTTGGCCAAGTTTCCATTTGTCATATCTGATTGATTCGGCAAGAGTTTTTGTCAATCGTTCGTTTCTTGCTTTACTTGCTTCATTCGTGGTATCAACGAATACCATAGTGGTACTGTAACCTAATTCTTCCAGTTCTTCCTTGATGGTAAGTATTCTGGTGTGGTCATCTGCTGGTCCATTGATGATTAGAGGACCACGATTGCGGATTGCTTCTCTGCGGTGGTCGCTTGTCTTTTCGGATAACTTTTGTTTGTCCATTAGATATTCAAAAGCTTGCACCGAATTCAACTCTACAGCTTTTGCTTCTGCAATGGCTTCACGGATGATAATGTCTTTACCAGAACCAGGACCACCTGTTACAAATATGGCTCTGAAAAGCCCACGATTGTAATTCTCATTTATACCCATGCCCTTACGAACATCACGGAACAATTCTTTTGCATGTTTCTCTGGTACATGTGATGGAACACCTTGTTTGAAGGAATTAAAATCACCATTCTTCGCATGTTCACGCATCTTGGATGCTGACATACCCTCTGCACCTTCGGCATCAGGATCACGTTGGCCAGCGGACTTAACCTCAATCTTTTTAAAATTGAATAACTTTCCTGGACCTTCACCGTTGTATTGGTGTAGTTTTTGTTCGTATTCGGAGGTTCTATCTGAACCTGCAACCATCACCAAGTGGTCATGGCCAGCTGCGTGTAATGCTGCAGCGTGTTGTAAGAAAGTTGGTTTCTCTTTACTGGATGATGTTATATTTGCACCAGGAAAGAATCTCTTAGCGTGTTTGATTTTGCTTGCGGTTTCTAGTGGATTCTTCTTCGCATCCATAGAATGTGACACAATAATGTGATGGGGTGCTTTATAGTCTTTTGCTATCTGTTGTACTCTATCAACCAACTTCTCATGTCCAATAGTTGGTGGATTCATACGACCAAATGCCATCACCACAGGCGTATGTGTCTGTGCATCTTCTTGTAACTTTTCTAAAAACTTTTTCATATGTTTCTGATCCCAGCAAAATTTCTCTTAGAGAATTCCGCACGATTGACAAATTTATCCGATTCTTTGTCGTGATGGAAAACATATCCTTCAGGATTCGCAGATTCGCCGCCGTGTGTATGTTGAAATTCTTGGTGTTGATTCATAACACCAATGAGTGTATCTTTGGCCTTCTGTATGTGACCGTGCATCTTAAATACATTGTTATAGTGTTTTTTATTTTTTTCAATTTTACCAAGTTCAGCTTTAAGATCAGCTTGTTTGGCTGTACGATTCTTTTCAACTTTAAGTTTATCAATTTTTTTATTCGTATCGGTTTCCAACCAATTCTTAAAATTTTGATGGTTGGGTTCTTCACTTGTTCTAACTGTATGATTCATATAGGTTTCCAATGGACCACCAACTCCATGATGTGCTTTTGTGCCAGCATACATGTCATCACCATGAGTGTCATGTACTGATTGAGCCATTGCAATATGTTTGTTGAATTTCTTCTGTTCTTCTGGACTGAAATGAACTTTTGCTGTGTCCATTCTTGGATCGACTGAGAACACATCTGGATGTTTCTTAAAGTTTTCGTGGTCAACTTCATGTGATGCATTTAGATTGCCTGCGTCTTTACCTTGATATGACAAGTGTGTCACAACACCAATTTTTGCTTTCTTAACATCGGCTGCATGTTGTCCGTGTGCAGTATAAGTTAGACCAGATGGATTTGGATGGAAAGAATGGCCACCATTTTTCTCTTGTTGTTTGTCACCTTTGTCGGTACCAAACATCATATCACCTTGATAAACACCTTGTTTAGGTGTGGTCTTGGACAAATGTGTTAGTGCATCTTTTAACTTGGCCGCCAAACCAGGTGCGTGTCCGTGGTTCTTATCAATATCTTTTGGTGTATAGTTAATCTTTGGTGTCTTGTTGAATGCTGACTTGGATGCAACAAAAAACTTACCAGTGCTTGGGTGATGACCGTAAACTAGGGCTGGAGAACCATCATATTTTGTGGTAAGTTCGGAAGTCTTCTTACCTGCCTTGATGTGTTCAGCTGCAGCTGTCAATGACTTGATAGCATGTGCTGTGCCCTTTTCACCTGTTTGTAAGGGACGGTCTTCCACATGCGTCAGGTGTTTAATCTGGCGGCTGGCGCCCTCCTCGGGATCCTCTTGTTCGGTTAAAAAGCTCTTGAAAGATAACATTGTTTACCTATAGAAATGCAACACACTTTGGTTGCCCGTGAGGTTATTTATATAACTTTTTAAGTTATATTAAAGTTTTTTGAAATGTTCGATTAGATACATATTGACAAAAATCAGTCTAACATGTAGTCACCGTTTCTGGCAACTACCATTCCAACATTCATCATATCAAATTCAATCAATTTATCTTTAGGTATGTTCAAAAAATGACAGTGTTCCGTGTCTAAGCCAATGTTTAATAACTGGAAATTGTTTTGCAGTATCTGTTCATATTCATCAACCAAAGATGTACACCAAGAATATAATCTTGTTTCCAATATGTGTGTTGACCCCAACCGACTTTGTACGTCTGGAGGCATCCAACTGGCCAATCGTTTTTTGAATATGAATTTACCATGGGTGTTGTCATAATCTCTGATATTAAAATTGTCTTGTAACTTAGCACGACCACCCAATTTAAACATTCTACCTTCTATTGTCTTAAAGTCATATTTACTTTTTAAAAAACCAATACTTCTCAATATTAGATTACTTTCACCTAAACTTTTTAATTGTTCATGTTCATTGAATTGTTGTACCTGTGGATAATCACTCAAGTTCAAAACCAGGTCAACTTTGGACTTTATAACATCCCACTTATATTGTTCAATCGGGATTGGTGAACTGTCTGTAAATAGAATAAAGGAATCTTCTGTCTTATTACGAATGCTATCAAATGTTTCCAATGTTTGTTTATACCTGTCTTCCATGCTGATGACACCAAATTTTGGTTGCATACATGATGTGACTAAGAATATATTTTTCATTTTTGTACTACTCCTTCATAACAATATCTTGGCCATGTGTTTTGAACCAGTGTTCCGTGTGGTGGCATAATAGGATGACTTATGATATTGAAAAAATCATCATTGTGTTTTGTTCCGATCCACATTTCTGGTTTGTTTCTATTTGAATCAAAAGTGTTTAATGGTGTTTCAGACCTGAACAAATCCCACCAATCATTCTGTTTAATGTCAGGAAGTTTATTGATGTACTCAGACTTCGACCACCAGAAACCACCAGAATAGTGTGGTACGGGCCAGGTTCCAAAGTTGACACCAGATGCAGAGTGATCCGACAACTTATCTGTGCAGAGTTTCCAATTCTCAATACAACCCCATTGTAGAAACTTTCTCCAGAAATAGTAGTTTACATATGGCAGATATATTTTTTGTTCTCTCATTCTCCAAGGAACAGTGATGCCTTTAGCATGGAAATATAGGAAGTGTGCATCTTCTCTTTTGGCATGGTCTTGCAGATGTTTTAATGTCCAAGTTTCATCATACAAGTTTTTATTCTTATAATCAATTGTTGAAACATGTTCAAGTGAAAGGTTTTCTTCATTGTCATCATCCAAGAACAGTGTTTCTAGAATTTGAATCTTAGGAAAAGTGTTGCATATTCCCGTAAACAATTCCAATTCACTCTTTTTGCCAATGCAAATGACAAACATCTTTTCCATTTCAGTGTACAGGCCAGAATCAATAATTGAAACAACCTGTTCCAAAAAATGGTTATACCAACATCCAGTTTCTTCTGTCAAATAGATGTGATAATATAAGTATTTTTTCATGCCATTTTAAACTTTTTTAATGTGTCTTGTCTATCCATAAAATTGGATTGGCGACCATAATGTTGTTTAAGTATTGAAGGATACTTATTGTACAGGTAGTCATTCATTTCATCCATGGCTCTTTGCTTATCGTAGTAACTGTCCCTGAATGGTTGATGAATCATACCAGAATGTACGACATGGGCTGGGCATTGGAACAAATCATAGAATGTCTTATCAATACCCCATGCAATCTCTAAGTCCCAATGACCAATAAACTCCATCAAGAATCTAAATTTTTCTTCGGTGAAGAAACATGAACCCATTTCAATGAAGTTTGTTTCCGAGAAATCACAAGACGGATCGTTGAATAGTGGTCGATAAATCAAACTAGAATCATGTGGCATAGAAAGTTGCCAATATTGGAAGTTAAACTTTTCAGCCAACTCCAATCCTTTATTAAAGTCTTGGTAACCAGTAATCAAGTCATCATCAACACAACCAATGTAGTTGTATTTACCAAGAGGAATATCTCTTGCGATTGCTTGCACGATTTGCCATTTATGGCCTTCGTGTCGTATCAGATGGTCATAAGAACCTGGTTCAGGATTGAAGTCATTGTATACAACAAGGAGAGTTTCATATTTTCTATCGTTGTTTGTCCAACGCCAGTGGTCTTCCTCTTTCCAACGAGGATCGTGTGGCATTTCCATACCAACTGGGCATATAATCAAATTACTCATTCTTCCACCTTAAATTCTGGAAAGTAACGAACAAAAATATCATTTTTGCCGGGTCTTACATTTTTGGTTCTAGTCTTAATTTCTTTGAAGAAATTCCATGCAAGGGGAATGATACACAATTTATCCACATTTTCAAAATTGGTTTTTAGATAATCAGTTCCATAGATTGGGACACAATTACCTGGTGTAAACATTCCTTGTTTCAAAGGATTATCATCAATAATGAAATCTGGACCTTCTTGTGCAAAATTCATTAGTGTGTTGCCCTTGGCCGGTGCACCATATCCAACAACAGGAATACCTGTACTTCTCATTTCTCTAATGATTTCTGCAAATTGTTTTACATTATTCAAGCAATTAGCCGCATAGTCATCATAAGTTTTTTCAGTATAAAGTCCTTTTTGTGTTTCAATATCAATCAAATTTTGTATTGTGCGTGGTGCTTTTGCAAATTTTGAAATGACAAAGATGTAACTCATACCGTGGACAGGAGATTTAACTACATCAATCAAATTCAAACCAGCCCGTTTACAAAGTGCATCAATAGATTTAACATTGTAGAAAGAAAGGTGTTCGTGGTAAATTGTGTCAAACTCACCGTTCAATATCATATCACACTGAGAGGTTGTAGCAAACAATAGACTGTCTTTGTGCATGACATTTCTAATGTTTTGTAGTAACTCAAGCTGATTGAAGTTGTGTGCAAATGCGTTTTGGCAGGTAATAACATCAAACTTTTCGTGGGTGAATTCTTTACCCGTGAAGTATCCGCAGACAACTTTGTGTCTCTGTGAGGATGTGGCAAACAAGTTTTCTGCTGGGTCAACACCATAAGTTGTGGCACCTTTGTCTTGGAAGGAGTTTAATTGACTACCATCATTACAACCAATATCCAATACTGTAGTTGGTTTTGTACCATACTTCTCAGCAGCAAAATCTGCAAACCAATCAAAGTAATCTAATTGTGTTTTTGTTGTACCAGAAACATACAAGTAATCTTTAAACATCAAGTCTGGATTAACTCTGTGTGTTAATTGCACATGAAAACAATGTTTGCAACGATTAATTGCAAGTGGAAAATATTGTTCAACATCATCAGCATTTTTCTTATAAGAATTGGCCAATGGTTGTATACCTAAATCTAATACGGGCACCAAATCTGTACTGCCACAGGCAATACACTCATCAATTATTTCACATTCTTTAATCATAGTTCTAGCCACCTTGTGTTTTGCAAATACCAATCACTTACTTGTTTAATTCGTTCACTAAATGCAATCTTTGGTTCCCAACCAAGATTACGCATCAAACTACCATCTAATGCATAACGCAAGTCATGTCCTGGCCTTGAATTGTGGAAGTCCAACATTTCATAGTTCAATTCTTTACCTTGAGCTTGTGCTACAAGTTTAGCGAGTGTCAGATTGTCGGTTTCTTCTTTGCCAACAATATTAAACTTGGCACATTTGGCGTGACCATAGTCTGTTGGGCAAGCCGGTTTCTTTGTAATCAAGAACAACAATGCATCTGCAACATCAGATGCGTGGATGTAGAAACGACTTCCAGCTTCTGTACGAGCCGCATTTGAGTGAATGTAAATCTTTTCACCTTTGCGAACACGATCAATACACAATGGAATAAACTTCTCAGGAGTTTGGCGTTCACCAAACACATTCATTGTATGTGTGACCATCATAGGTATCTTGTATGTGTTTTCATACGCAACACAGAATTCTTCTGCGGCTGCTTTAGATGCTGAGTATGGATTAGTTGAGTTGTATCTTGCACGCTCATCATATGCAACACCAGGAGGTGCAGAACCAAAGATTTCATCTGTACTGAAATACAAGAAGGTTTCTAGCCCATCTAATCTACGAGCAAATTCAAGAAGGTGTGCAGTACCAATGGTATTGTCTTGAATGAATTCCATTGGATGTGTGATTGAACGGTCAACATGGGATGATGCCGCAAGGTGCAGAATGGTATCAATCTTACCATTCTTGTGAATGAAGTTTCCAACCAAAGGATTAATCTCAGCCTTTAGGTCATGGAAAACAATATTCACACGTTTCTTTGTTTGTGCGTCATATTTGTCCATAACTTCATTCAAACGATTTAGATTACCTGAATAATCCAATCGGTCAAGTGTAGTGATATTCCAATCAGTCTTTTGAAGGAACAAATCAATAACATGGTGTGCAATAAATCCACAACCACCAGTAATTAAAACATTTTTTGTCATAACAAAATCTCCAGTTACATTAATTATTTAATCCAATACCAAACATCTTTTTCAGTCAAAAGAATATCTTTATTGACCTTAGATGCAAATTCTTTGGCTGCACGATTAACACCTTCGATTGCGGAGAAATCATGGCCAGCAAAGATGCCACCAAATTTCAACTTAGAATAATAATTCACACAATCTTTGGTTAATTGTTCGTATGTATGTAGGCCATCAATAAAGATGATATCAAAGGTGTCATCTTCAAACAATTCAACTGCGTCATCGGATGTTCTACGAACCAATGTGAATCGGTTGGAATAACCAGCCAATCGCTTTACAACACCTTGATACATTTCTTCTCTACCTGAAAGGTGATTGCCATTCCAATCGACATAGGTTGTGTATGGGTCAACTGATGTTAGGTTGAGTGTTGGATTGGAGTCAAGTAAAAAGTTACTTGTATCACCAATATCACAACCAATTTCCAAACCGACAGGATTAACCATGCCTTTAATCATTGCTCCAAGCCCGTGGCCAGAACACATTTGATATCCATTAAATGCCTGTGTCTCTGTGTTAAATGTAATAATATCACTCATTATGCAGTCCTATATGTAAAAAATTGATTGGGGTCTTCCTGGTTAAACATGTTTCTAACCAAACTTTGCCAAATTGGCACACGGTCATATTGATGTACAATACAATGTGGTGTGCCATCGGATGTTGTGATTACTTTTTTATTGTAATCGAATAGTGGTTCAGGTTCAACCAAATTTGGCCGAAAACGTTCCATTTTAGATGGATCACCTGTTGTACCCAACTGTATTGCCCAACCATCTTCATGGTCAGTAAAGAGTACATTATCTTTGTATGGTTGTGTGTTTATCAACACATTATAGACCGCTTGGTCAACGATAGGAATTGGCCTGTTGAGTGAATTGGTGAAGATGTTGAAACACATATCTCTAACATAGTTGGATCTACCACCAAAGGTTCCTACATTATAGATGATGTTGTTTTTAAATCTTTCGTGTACCTCTGAACCGTAGGCCTGCATGAGATTTTCATCACCCCAAGATTCATCTTTGTAACGCAAGGATTCAGAACCAGCAACTAATTGTTTATCACCTCTATGTTCTTCAATCCATTTGCATGGGTCTCTTTGAAAATACACATCTTTAACATCTGTGGTCACAACAATATCATAGTCTTCCCAGTTGTCGTAAAGAAAATCATAGATTGACCAGAATCTTGCAACATGAATTGGTGCATTAATTCTTGGCATACCATGAAGTTTGAAACCCCGTTTCTTCAAATCATCTTTGGTTTCATTTGATGCATCACCAACGACCATCACTTTATCGCCAACAAAACCACAAGAATCAATTGATTCGACCCACGGTTTTAATTGATTGTAGTTGTAACCTGTAAATGCACCGATTATTAAGTTTTTTGCCACGGGAAAACTCCATTATATTTTTCATTCATTACTTTATTACCATTGTGAAAGAAGTCTGCATTGACTGAACCTGCATTACCATCTACCCTATAGTTTACTGTATATTTTTTGGTGCAATCAAACTTAGGAAAATATTGAGAAAGAGCCTGCAACCAAACTCTATCCTGTCCCCAACCGCCATGCCACACTTGTGCTAATTTTATCGCAATTTCAGTCTTGAGGCAATAGCAATTCGTATCTATATGATTAATGCCATGATAAGATTGCCATTTACCTAGTGATTCACAGTCATCATTTGTAATGAAGTTACCATCTTTGTCATATATTTTTCTGAGTGAATATGACCAGTCTAAATCATTTTTTTCAATTGTTCGGATACAATTCTCAACATGGTCAGGATCGAGCCAGCAATCTTGATCCAAATATAAGACATATTTGCTATCAACAAGATGAGTGAAAGCGGCATAGGTTCGGTGGCCATAGAAGCCATTGGCACCGACATTGATTGGTAAATAACATCTTTCTAAATTTTTTCGGATTAAAAAATCATCTGTTATTATTCTGGTTTTTGAATGGTACTTGATACCATCAGCAACAACATAACATTTAGTATCATAAGTCTGTTCAAGTACACTCTGAACAGCACCTCTCAACTCTGGAACACCAGTAGTTGGCAAAATCACAGTCGCAGACATAAATCATCCTCTAGTCAGTTTTAATATTTTCTCTATTTGTTTTTCAATTGCAGGTTTACGGTTTGGCCAATAGATGTATTCCTTATCACCTGTACTATGTAGTTTCTTCAGGAAAGGGATAATCATCTTCTCTAGTTCAGCCATTCGTTGTTCGGTTTCAGATAAAGTATTTTTAACTGTTTCTACAGTCCTAACACTCTCTTTAATTGCTGAGTTGTATTCTTGTTCAGAAACGGCTGAGAATCCGAAATCGTCCTCAGAATCTTCGTAACTTTTTAAAATTTTATCAAAGTCTGTTAGTGCCATTATTTGTAAGAGTAGTCACACATCATACGGGTAGGATAACCATCGCCACCTTGTGTATCACGTATGTTTAGTTTAAGAATGTAATGACCGGTTTCTATCTCCATGTCAATACGCTTACCTGTGCCAGATTTACCACCATAATACACATTACATGATGTTGGTGTAGCCGCTTCAGTCATGTAATTTTTATCAATTTCATACACCTCAGTTTTACCTGTAAGTTTATGCACAATAGTGTAACCATGGCCGACACCAGAAATTAAAAAGTTTTTCAACTCATTTTTCTGTTTAGATGACATTGTTTTCCAAACATCTTCAACATATCCTTTTTTTAATTTACCATTGTAGATATCACAAAATAAAGCATCATTGATGTTGAACATATCTAAAATTTTTAAACCATCTTTGTTTTTTATACGTCCAGTTTTAATTTCTTGTGGAGAAAGAACTGTACGTATACCAGAATTAAAGAATGTAACTGTGCCGCCGGTTTTCAAGCTTAGATATATATCTTTTTCGTCACAGATTAAAGTAATATCGGTAACAACTGGCCCCAAATTGTTATCACTTACATGAATTTTTGATGAAATTAAAACTTGTGGTGTAAAGATAAAAGGTCTTTTATTATTCAATTCACCAACTTCTTTCACTTCCAGTTTCTTACACTTATCTAGTTTGTGTAATTTTACTATATCATCAACTGCTTGAGCCAACTTGGTGTCGGCAATTTTATTACCATCCCACCATTGTCTCAATGCTTCTGCCAGTTGACCTTCATATGCATTACCTTTGTTCTGTACACCTCGGCCACCAGATGATCCAGAACCAAACTTCATTGTTATTTTGGTTACTTTTGCTTCTCGCTTTATTTTTCCAAGGTCTATATCAGTCTGTAAGTCTCTTGTTACATTAATCTTAGCAATTGCTGCAGGATCAATATTGATTGGAGATTCAACCGCTTTGAATTTCGATTTCAAGTAAGCAAAGACATTAATTATATCCTCTATCTTTCCTTTGTCACCTTTTAAAGTTTGTTTGATTTCAGTTGCAGTCTTTGGGAAAAATGTGTAAGCCATGGAACACCTTCAAAGAAAGTATTTATCTGATAATTTGGATCTCCTTTCCAGAAGTCCAAATCTCTAGTTCGGTTTTTAACCGTTTCTCATTGTACAATGTTTCATACCGATGGCAAGCCTTTTTTCTCCACCATTCAATCAAGTTTACCAGACTATGTTTTTCGTAGTTTTCACCAGGAATAAGCACGGCCGTCTTACAATTTACATAGTCAACCATGTTCTTAAAACCATAGTCACTGATGTAATATCTTTTCTGTTCTGTCAACCCCTTAGCCTTCTCAATCGTTGCTAAGAATGTACCCCCTTCAGGTGTACCTTTAAGTGCAGCTTTAGTTAGAGAAATAATCTTCATGGAGATTTTTAGTTTCTTACTGGAAGCATCATCTTCAACCAATTGGCCAACTTTGTCTTGCACAAAATCACGTAAATCGGAATAAGGTTTACCATGCATCATAGGTAGAAAATCAGAATCAGTTAGACCTTTATATCTGATATACGGTTTCATACCATCATATTGTGAAACAGTCTTGGAACTTCCATACAGACTTGTTGTTTCAAAGAGGCACAGATTCATACCATACTTTGCATTTACAATTTCACGTACTTCATGTGAAGTACAGATTGCAGCCAACAATTTACCACCAAGATAATTATAACCAAATGGTTGTGCAGGCACAATAACAAAACCCATCATTGCAGAGTTATTGAATCGTTTACCCCACTCAGGTTTTTGTGTAAACACTTGGCCAAGCATATCATTACGTGGCTTACAGTTGATTACAGGTGAACCAAGACGGATGAATCCTACGTACTTTCCTGTGTTTGTTTCACGCACAGCCAGTTTGACATTACGACCAACAGGTGGAATGTTTACATGAGATGAAGTTATGTTTAGTAGATTAGTCCAAGTTTCATTATCAATTTCAACAACCTCAAAATTCATATCTTTTGGATGCATGGTGAAATCTTGAAACAATTCATCTTCAATTGGAAACAAAGGATTGGATGGTAGTTCAGCCAAAGAATTTAATTTTTGGTCACGCATATATTCATCAATACGGTCAAAGTTACCAAAGTAATCTTCAAATACCTTGGCACAATGCACTGCATCATTAAATTCTAATTTCATACTTTAAATCCATCAAATGATTTCTTTTGTGGTTTTTCTCTGTTGCCAAATGTGTTGAGTGGTTTATCTGGTTGACCGGAATCAGTGATGCCATTTTGACCAGATTGATCCACATCATACAGGCGCATCTTCGCTCTGTCAATACCCAAGGTAAATCTCTTGTACATTGTTGGATCAGAGTAACGATTCTTCAACTGTTTGACCATAATCTGGCCAAGTTCTTCCAATTCTTCGGAAGAAATCAAAGCAAACATCAAGTCTGCGGTTGCTGGCAGACCAAAACTCTCACTTGTGTCCTCAAGTCCTGGGTCGGATGAAGTAAAACCACTTCTTGTTGTTTGTGTTGCAGATACAATTGGTACTCCGTATTCAACTGCAAGTCCACGCAATTCTTCGGCAATAGCCTTAACATAGGTGTAACTGTTGACGTTAGCACCAGCTTTAACTCTAGCACTACAACAAATGTTAAGATAATCAATAAAGATAATATCAGGAACAAAAGACTTTTTAAGGTTAAGCTCATTGAGTAAGGTGCGAAAATGAGTGGTGCTCGCAGATGCTGTAGGATACTCTTTAATGATGAGTTTTCCAACAGTTTTTTCACGGAGTTTAGCAATCTTCTTATCATACATTTCTTTCGGTAAATTTACTAGATCATCAACCGTAACATTCAATAGATTTGCATCTATTCTTTCTGCAATCTTTTCTTCAGCCATTTCAAGGGTAATGTAAAGTACATTCTTACCTTGTACCATACAGCCCGCAGCCACATGGCACATGAACAAACTTTTTCCCACGCCAGTTCCGGCAAGAGCAATATTAAGTGTTTTAGTAGGTAGACCACCTTTTGTGATCTTGTTAAAGAAATCCAAATCAAAGGGGATTCGTTCTTCTTTACGATGGTAGAATTCATATCGTTCTTCCGAGTTTTCTAGATAGTCATGGCCAACTGAATTGTCGAAACTTACAGCCAGAGCGTCCGATAATACCTTGGGAATCGCACCTTTGTCTTGGGTCTTGTCTTTCCCGTCAAGTATGGAAATAGCCCCCAGTACTGCATTGTATATCGCTTTCTCTTGACAGAATTGTTCGGTTTTGTCAGTAAGCCATTGAACCTTGGATTCTTCATCCTTAGTTTTTGCAATTTCTTGGAGATAAGTTTCACACTTCTCCACTTCATCATCTGTGAGGTTACGCCTCTCTTTGACGGCCAATACAAGCGCTTCAATCGTTGGTGGAGAATTGTAAGTTTCTGTGAACGATGCAATTTCATGGTATAATGTTTTATCTGTTCTGTCGGTAAAATATTCTGATTTTAAGAATGGTAAAACCTTGCGTAGATATTCTTCATTGTAGATTAGATTCTTTAAAATCGTCTGTTCCAGTTTCATCAATCACTTCCTGTTCCATGTTAGATGACATTATTTCTACCAATAAGTCACCAATATAATTTTTAAAGTCGCCATCTTTTTCCAGTTTGGCTGGCTTCTTGACTGTCGATTCTAACACATCGTAAGCAAAAAGTAAATAGACTTGTTCATTTTCTTCCTTGAACTTTACCTTGCCATACTTGAAGATGGTATCTTTGTATGGTCCATCTAAAAACTTAATATGAACGGAAGTCTTATCATCTTTTGGATAGATGAAACAATAATCAATACCTTCTGTCATGTTGCACCATTCATAGTTTCAACATCAAATGTTTCATCAATGTTGCTTGTCATAATTTCACCGGATGCCACTCGATATTTGTCCTCAATAAAATCACGGAAAGATTTCTGTTTCAGAATAGGCATCCAGAAGTCTTTGGTATCGGTGTCCTTCTCACGGTAATTCTTTTCTTCAATCACACCGTCAGCATCGACACGTTGGTACCAACCATTCTTTGGTTTGACCACATGCTTGGATTCCAAAGCAAGGTCGAGCAAACCAGACCAAGTGCTAATACCACCGTCAAAAGATACGCTAACAGGTATCTTAGATTTTTCTTTGACATATCTACTTTTCTCTACGTTAATAATAAAATTGTAACCGGTAACTTCTGTACCGTCTTTTTCTTGTTGGCGGCCGATGATGAAAATATTATCAGCGGAGTAGTATGAACCAGTACCACCACCAACAATTGCTTTCGGGAACATTCCAATTTCCATGTATGTGTGATTAACAACAACCATTGGAATATCTTTTAAGGACAAGTGTGGTGTTACCATACGAAACAAACTTTTCACCTGTTTTGCTCGGGACATATCAGCAACTGATTTTTCAGCCAAGGCATCTTCAACTTCTTTCTTTGATGCCAAGTTGCCAATTGAATCAATGACGATAATCAATTTATCACCACGTTCAAGTTGTGTCAATTGAGCCATTATGTCGAACTTGAGTTGTTCAATATCTGTAAGAGGAGTATGGAGCACCCTGTCTGTGTCAATACCAAAACTGTCAAAATAAGACTGTGGAGTACCAAACTCCGAATCGTAGAATAATAGTGCTGCATCTTCATATTTGTCCAAATAAGATTTGGCCATCAATAAAGAAAAAGCTGTCTTAAAATGTTTTGATGGGCCAGCCCACATTGTAAGACCTGGTGTTAGACCTCCGTCTAATTTACCAGAAAGTGCCACGTTAATAATTGGCACTGCGGTTGAAATCATATCCTTCTCATTGAAGAATTTTGATTTGGATAGAATAGCAGAATCTTTGATACTACTGTTCTTTTTAATTTTGTCAAGAATGCTCATTTATTTTCCTTTTTCACGAAACGAATATGGTTCATCATAATCATACTTAGGTTCCAATTTTTTGGGTAGTTGTTGCTCAGATGAAGTGATAGGCGGTATTGATTCACCACTAGCTTCATCAATCACGATCATGTTATCTTTTCTAATCTCTACAGTTTCTTCCTTTTTTGGTTCAGGTTCTTCTACCAATTCTTCTTTGATTGGTGGCGCAGGTGGCAATTCTTCATTTGGCTTTTGTACAATTTCCTTTACACGCCTATCTTGCATCGACATGTTTGCTGCAATCAATAATAACACAGCTAACGGGTCAAATACAACCATGATTAACATGATTACCAGGCGAACTGCTTTGTCTACCACATCCGCATCACCAGAACCATAAATTAATTCTGCAACATATTTAATTGGTCCTAAGTCAGCAGCGGTCTTCTGAGCTTCTGTGGCCATAGGCATCCGTTCCTCATTAAGGCTGCCAATTTTTTTCTGTTCGGTTTCGATTTCAGCAAGGATTCTTCCACGTTCCTTTTGTTGCCCTCTACGGATAACCACTGCTTTCTCGGCACCCTTTTCATCACTTGAGCGACCCATAACTTGGTCCACAGCCTCATCCATCTGTTTGAGTGCCTTGCGATTAACATCAACATTCTCCTTAGATACTTTTATCTTTTCATCAATGAGTGCAATTTTATTTACCAATGGTGCAGCATCAGAAGAATGTTCCAGGTGTGCCTTTGACAAATAACCAAAAATGCCCATTGATGTAATAAGCATCAAAATGAAACAGGCTGTAACCAGATATGATTTCATCAGTATTGGAATTTCTTTCCAATTACGATACAACCAAGAAACAGTTACCAGTTTTGCACCTTCAAGTACAGAACCCATAAGAACAACAGGCCAAAACGAACCTGGAAATATTGCTGCCAATCCAATGACAGAATAATAAGCAGCAACTCCCGACAGCGCCATTGCTGTCAGGAATGTTAGGAAAATCATGTAAAAAAGTCCTCTAAAGAATTTGTTTTTTCCGCAGACCAATTCATGCAACGCAAAATTACACTGATTGGTTCCAGAAAGGCCTTGTCGAATTGTACATCATAGTCAATGTAGTTGTCAAGCTCAAACTCTTTTGGTATTCTTGATGGAAAAGAAATCACATCATTCTTGAAATGATTCGGCATTTTTAGATAGGTAAATTTGAGTTTTTCACCTTCTTGGATCAATGGATACTTCTTGGTCAAATCTTTTTGTTTCAGATAATGATTGTACACAATCGCACCACGAACATGGATTGGTGTGCCTTTTTTGAACATCATCACTGGATCGGAATAAGTATTTAGCCCATTCAAACCTCTAGGGAAAGATATTTCTTCCGCTGGCAATGTTTTAAACTCCTGCCTGAACTTGGCAATAAAGTCTTGCACCTCTTGTTCTGTACCAGTCATCATCAACTTAATAGACAATTTCATCTTCTCACGAATGGCAGATGGTGTGGATGATTTAATCATTTCCAAACCCATCACCTTCATGTGTGGTTCAGCATACTGCACACCTTCATTGTTATACACATTTAGAATATAACGCTTCTTGGCAGTCCACACACCTTTATCAGAAAGACCTTCACGTTTCATCTGCATTTTTTGTGCAAATGCATGGACGTAATTGGCCAATTCTTCATATGACTTGTCGATATATGGTTGTAGTTTATCTTCACAAACTTTGTCCATGAATTCAATAACTTTTTGTGCAGGCATTTTAACAACACCATCAACACCATACACTTTGTTTACTAGGTCACCAAGGCGCAGGTAAATAGAATCGGTATCTGATGCAATCACATAGTCCACATCATCTGTGGACAATAACTTGTTCATATACTTGTTGATTTTGGCTTCGATCCATCTGATGGAAAGTTGGCCTGCGGTAGTAACTCCCAAAGCCATGCGTAGGTCATAAAACCTAAAATACTGGCTTCCCAAAGCGCCGTAGGCAGAGTTGAGGGATACTTTCTTTGCAAGTTGTAGGTTGTTAAATCTAGCCACACGTTTCTCAATGTCGTATTTTTTAGATTCGTCTTTTTCATTTTCGTACTCCTGTTGAGCTGTTAACATCATCTTTTTAAACTTCTTACGGTCTTGATACATTTCTTCCATCATTGCAGGTAAGAAACCAATCTTGTCCGTACGGAAGAATTGTCCGTTTGGTGTAATCGTTACATCTTCCAATCTTGAGGTGTCAATTTGACATTTCAAGAGTTTATCAACAGACACACCTTGTGAAAGCACTTCACGCATTTCTGGCGTATAGTTTTCTGGTTCAATTAGTGTTTCTGGGCTGATATTGTATTGCATCATCAAATGTGGATACAAACTGTTCAAGTCAAACGATGCAACCCAATTGTGCATACCAGTTTGTGGGTCTTTTACATATGCACCCTCAAATGCAGCATCTTTGTCCTGCACTTCACGGGGTGGTACGATGATACCACGATTCAACAGATATGAATATGTTAGTGCATCCCACATACGGGTCTGAGCAAACACATCTTCATAGTTACACTTGGTATCATACGCAAGGGTTAAGGCCAATTCTAGAAGCTTCAGTTTATCTTCCAACTTTAGAATCAGTTTAACGTCTTTGATGTTATATTCAATAAACTTTTGGAAGTTGAGGCGATACAATGCATGAAGGTTATCGAATTCATCATATGAGATTTTACCTTCACCAAGTTCAACTTGTGCAATGTTATCCAACCGATATGATTCTTGTGACTTGCCGCCAGGTGCATACCATTTGTACAATTCAATGTAATCAAGTGATTCAACACCAACAAGACTGTATGCAATCAATTGTCGGCCATTGATAATGGTTTTACGTTCAGTGATGAAATTCCATGGAGATAATTTCTTAGTATCATCTTCACCAAGAATCTTACGAAAACGATTTACGAGATATGGAATATCAAAGAACTTGGTGTTCCAACCAGTGATAACATCTGGTGTCATGCGAGTCCAGAGTTCCAAGAACCTTTTGCAGAGAGACCATTCATCTCTGCACTTCCAATAGGTCACATTGTCTGGATCGTCATTGGTGTAATCACCACAACCCATAACATAAGTGTGACCACCAAGATAGGTTATGGCAATTGCTGTGATTGGTTCATTGGCTAGATATGGGTCTGGAAAACCATTCTCTGAACCAACCTCAATATCAATTACACCAACAGAAACTTTATCAGCATCCCAATCAACCATTTCGGTATGTTGTTCTGCGATAAATGCATATTCAAATCGGGTATTGCCATAGATTTTTGTACCACCAGCAACATCTTCGAATTGTTTTACATAGTCTCTTGCTTCACGGATGCCATCGAATCGTTTTGGTATAAGGTCTATACCATCAAGAGACTTATGTGTACCATTGCCTTTGCGAGCAGGAAGATACAATTGTGGTTCATAATCAATCTTTAGTTTGATTCGTTTACCGTCTTTGACACCACGATAAAGAATTTTACCACCAATAGATTGAACGTTTGTATAGAAATTAGCCATTAACCTTTGAGTATTTGTTTGTTTGGAAGAATGATACCTGAACCAAAAATTTGATTGTAGTTGTCAATAAAATCTTCAGCAGGAACATAATAGTATACTACATTCTTCTTATCAATGTCAATAGTTGAATTTTTAATTTGTGGAGCGTGCATAGGAAAAGGTGCAAAACCGACATTAGGTTGACCGTCCTGGCCACGCACCACAGCGATTCCTACTGGATTACATATGGTATATGTTGTTGGTGTTTCGGATTTAATTTCACCTAGGATTTCTTCGTGGGTGATTAATTTAAGTACAATTATAGTCATAATAAAAACCTTTATGAGTTATGGGATAGACAGAAGAATACCACATAAATAAGTATATAGTGTGTTTTGAGGTCGTATTATATCATTGTTTTGTCATAAAGTCAATACAAAAATGGTATAAAAGATGGATCCGTTAACCCTTCTGGCTCTAGCAAATGGGGCTGTGGCTGCCGTAAAGAAAGGTTGCCAACTCTACAAAGATATCAAAAGCGCCGCTGGTGACGTAAAGGGCGTTTTGGATGATTTGGACAAGCAATTCTCCAAACAGCATGAAGGCAAACCTGTTACCAGAGAACAAAAGCAACAGTTTGAGCAAAAGAAAAAAGAGATAAAGGAAAACCTATCAAAGGATCCAAATGATATTATGTCAATCATTGGAGACCAGTTGGGAACATTCTTTGATGCTATGGATAAGATTGAAGAATTGTTTTATGAAGAAGAAAAGAAAGCCAAAGAAGTTTACAGCGGCGATGTGTCTCTAAGTCGCAGAGCATTGCAACGGGTTCTTATTCGTTCCAGGCTTGAACAGATGGAAGTTGAATTGCGTGAGCAAATGATTTACCATGTACCAGCAGACCTGAAAGATTTGTGGACACGATTCCAAGATATGCGTGGGCAAATCATTCAGGAACAAAAAGTTGCTAGATTGGTCAAAGAGAAAGAAGATGCAATCAAAGCGGCAAAACGCAGAAAAAGAATGGAAGCCCTTTCAATGGAAATTTCATTGATTGTTGGAATAATAATGATTTTTGTCATAATGGGACTTCTGTTTACATGGATACATTTTGATAAGAAGAAAAGATGGCCAGAATTAGAACAAAAAACATATCAGCAAGAATTGGAAAAAGAAAGAAAGTTGCGTAACGAAAAAATAATAGAAGCAATCCGATATCTTGATGAAAAAAACTTAGAACAGAACAAAAAATTAATAACACCAAATGAAGAAAAATAAGTACACATTTTTGGAATGGGTATTTGATAGAGTTGGTTTCGGTAAATTCATTCTCTTTTTTTACGTATTCCTTTTATTGATTGCAACAGGACTAATGAGTTTTGTCTGGTGGTATACCAAAGACTATAGATGAAAAATAAATTACTTTTTACATTGTTGACAACCAGTGCAACACTGATGATTACCCATCCCACCATCAATATAAATTTTATGCCGGATGCTGTCATATATACAAAAGCATCTTCAATTAACGATAAGAATTATTGTCAATTGCAAAAGAGTTTTACGAATGAAAAAGGATTACAAGTCTGTGAATACAAATGTTTGGTTACCACCAGTCAAAAAGGTGAAAAGAAATCCATATACACAACCTCATTTAATAATGCTAGAGCTTGTAAACCACAAATTGAATCGCCATGATATCCAACTTTGATGAGGTGTTTGATTGTTATACAAAATTTTTACTTCTTTGCTATTTTTCACCATACTTTTTAATCAACAAGTTGTCTCAGCAAAATCTATTACCGCAAAATCCTGGTTAATTTCAGATATGAGAGGCACCATTATTGATGGTGAAAACATTGATGTTGTTAGACCAATTGCTAGTATAACAAAACTATTGACTGTCATGGTTGTTTTAGATGCAAACCAAAATGTTGATGAAAAAATAACAATGACAACAAAATTGGCCGACAAGTTACCAAGAAACAATCAAAAATTAACTAGGTTGGAATTAATAAACCTAACAATAACAGCCAGTGACAATAGAGCTGCACTAACTCTTTGTGAACATTATCCTGGTGGATTGGTCGAATGTGTACAAGCAATGAACCAAAAAATTAGAAGTTTGGAAATGACAAATACAGTTGTGTATGAACCAACCGGATTAGATGCAAGAAATGTTAGTACTGCAAGACAATTAATTAAACTTACAAGAGAAGCAAGTTTCTATGGTAACATCAGATACGCTAGCCGTAAGTCTGAAATAAAAATACAAGTTAAAAATAAGTGGTTTGTTTTTCGTAATACCAATCCATTGATTGGCACTCACCAAAATATTGTTGTCAGTAAAACAGGATACATTAGTGCATCTGGTGGATGCATAACATTATTCTTGGACACTAATATTGGTAATAGAATTGTGGTTGTTCTTGGTAGTAAGAATACAAGAACTAGAATTCCTGAGGCAGAATTCTTATCTAATATGTATAGAGAGTAATTGGTTGCGGGTCACGGATTTGCACCGGAACTGAGGATTATGAGCCCACTGTGATACTGTTTCACCAACCCGCTATAATATTTATTCGAAAAATTCAGGTTTCATAATAACGTTTTTATCGAATTCATGCCTGGTGCGTTTAAGATTATCTTCTAAGATTCTATCGAATTCTTCTTGTTCGGCTTTTGCATCTTCTATTTCTTTTGGTGTTGGCTTGCGGAAGATTGCATCAAAGTTATCACCAAATGTTTCTTGTGAAACACTAAATGGTCTTGGGTTAGAACCTTTACCACCATCAGACATTTTATTCTCCGTATACGAAAACTACGCCATCAATTTTGGCAACATAGTAGTCGCCGGATTTCATTGCAGCATTCCAATCCAAAAGAACAATATCACCAACAGAAACTTCATCAACATCAGGACCGATGGCCATAACTTCTGCTCTATCAGGTTCATCTGTTCTATGTAGAATGATGCCCGATTCTGTTTTCTTAGAACCTTCGATTCGTTTGATAACAATTTTATTTGCAAGTGGTGTGATGTTCATAATGACCTCAAAAATAAATGGAGCGGCCTGTATGATTCGCACATACTGCTTAAGTTGGACACCTAAACTGTTCTATAACGACCGCATTAAATGGAGCGGGATATCAGAATCGAACTGATGACGAAAGATTGGAAATCTCTAGTTTTGCCATTAAACTAATCCCGCATATAACTATATATACATCATTTTAAAATACACATAATGTACTTTAAAATGTGGACTCTTGCGAATCCACATACCATCACAATACTTTGTAACGGTCATCCATGATGGTTTTAAGCATCACAGATTCTGGTGTAAAGGTTTCTAGGTCACCAGCCAACAGTGGTTTTACGACTGCTGGTGAGAAACCAGATACCAATGCAGTACCAGAAGTGTCGAACTTTACTGGAGCGTTGCCGTATACGGCATTCAAGTTCCAGAATACAACCTTTGGTAAAGTGTATCCCGCTTCTTTGTACTTACGTGCAATCATCTGCATAGCAGAGTCATCATGCTTAACGCAAACGTTAAATTGCATGTCTGACAGAATCAATACCATTGCTGGCATTTCTTCTTGTGGCACGCCACCTTTTACGGCTACATCAAGGATTTTTGCAAATGCCTTGTGTAGGTTGGTAGACATAGCCCAATCAGATTTAACCATTTGGTCAATCTTTTGGTTGATGTTACCTTTCAAGTGCAACAATTCTGGATTGTCAGAAAAAGTTAAGAAGGTGTCCTTGAACTTGCCTTCATTCTTATCTGCCAAGTACAGTCCCAAAGAGACTGCAACTTCCATACAGGTTAGACCTGATTTGGAACCATTGCCGCCTGCTGAGCAGGACATTGAACCAGAAACATCCACCAAAGGTAAGATGTTTGCGGCACCAACAAAGTTAGGCAAAGCCTCCCATTGTTTTTGCACCAAGTCCAATTCGGTCTTGTCGAATTTCATGTAACCACCGATACGGCCTTTCAGCACATCGTATGGGAACACAGCACCTGCATTAACCTTAACTTCAGGGTTATCACCCTTAACCAACGATGCAACATAAGCTGCATACATTGGAGTGTTACGGTTAAAAGCCTTTTTGTAACGGGATGCCGCTACGGAAGGCACATGAGAGAAGTTAATGGAATCCCATTCCTTCGCACACATTTGAGTTTCAACCACTTTGGTCAATTCGACCAAACGCTTACGGTAAAACTTTGGAGACCAATCAAGGTAATTGCGTAATTCTGTGGCAATTGGTCCTTTACGAGGCATCCATTTTGCACAAAGTCCATCATTTGCTTTTAAAGCACGATGAATCATTTCAAAAGCCACTTGTTTTAAGAATGGATTTTTGAACACCAACACATCATCCCAACGTCCCAATTCAGGAACTTTGGCTAGCAAATGAACAGCCGATCTGAAATCAGTATCTTCCAAATGACGCAAGATGTTACGGAAAGTTTCACGTTCACCTGCACCACCACGTACATCACGGGACCATGCGGCCACACGCAATGCCAATTCTTTGTTTTCGACAAAGGCAGCAGTGAATGCTGGCACAATGTCTTTACCACGGCTTGCACCGATGTTGTAGAATAAATCTACAACCGCATTAGCAGTGGACTTACGAGCCTTCATACCGTTTTCGGTACGAGCTTCTTGATTAACTACGGCATCTACAAAAGTGTTCATAATTTTCTCTCTTTCAAAACAACAGGTTCAACTTTTTTACTATTCCAAAGTAATTTTTTGTTTGCTGAACTGAACCTAAAAACAACAGGTAAGTTTTTGCCTTTTTCTTTCAAGTGAGAATGCTAACTCACCTCGCTGCCTTTGTTTTCAATGCACACCTTCAAAGTAATTAAACTCCAGTGAACACCAACAGTGGGGCAGCCAGCAGTTTTATTATGTTGCTGTACCTTACCTAAAACCTTTTCAATCTTTCAATACTGTGTATTCTAACACAAAAATTTGTTGTAGTCAAGCGGTATATTCAAATATACCAGAAGTGTTGGTGCCCCACGACAGAATCGAACTGCCATCACAGGATTACAAAACCAGTGTACTGCCATTGTACTAGTAGGGCGATTTGGAGCGGGTAGTGGGAATCGAACCCACAACTAAACCTTGGCAAGGTCTTGTGTTACCACTAGCACCATACCCGCATCAATGTGTATTATATATGATTTTCAATCACTTGTCAAGCGTTATTTGGTACGAGTAACCGGAGTCGAACCGGTACGCACAAGGCGGCAGATTTTAAGTCTGCTGGGTCTACCTATTCCCCCATACTCGCAATTTGGTCCGGCGTGAGAGAATCGAACTCCCATTAGAAGGGTAGAAGCCTACTGTATTATCCATTATACTAACGCCAGAAATTTGGTGCCCCAGAGGAGAGTCGAACTCCTAAAATTTTGCTTCTAAGGCAAACACGTATACCAATTCCGTCACCGGGGCAATAAATACTTCTATGGAAAAAAATTATGTAAAAGACCTATATGATATGGCCAACAAATTGGAACCATATCAAGAAACAAAATCATTCACCAACAGCAATGATTTTACACCATCCTTTGAAACAAGGCAACAGCTTTTTGTACTGGATGAAATAAAAAATATTGGTGCTCCCACCAAGGATTGAACTTGGTTTTCATCCTTACCAAGGATGTGTAATGCCATTATACTATGAGAGCATGGTACCCAAGATGGGATTCGAACCCACAAAATTCTCCTTTTGAGAGAGACACGTTTGCCAATTTCGTCACTTGGGTATAATAATTGGTGCTGCCTAGAGGGATCGAACCTCTTTCACTGGTTCTTCAAACCAGCGCTATGACCACATCAGCTAAAGCAGCATATTGGTACCTTGTGACGGGATCGAACCGCCGACCTTCTCCTTGTAAGGGAGACACTCTACCGCTGAGTTAACAAGGCAAATTTACTTTGGGCAGCACTATGAGGATCGAACTCATACTATCTCGGTCACAGCGAGAGGTGCAGACCACTACACTAAGCACTGCCCAAAGTAAACTTAATTACTTTGGGGGTCTGTTAGACATGCACTGCTTCTTGTTCGGCCAAGATTCTTTTCAATCTATCGGCACAGAAACTAGCAGCAGGTGCATCTGGTTTTACCATTGGTGTCATGTTACATGTACCTTTGATATAACCGATAGCTTGTTGCACAACACAAGAACTTCCGTGTTCATCTGATTTGTTTAAGTCCAAATGAACTTCAACATGAAAATCTTCTAACACATCAGCCAATGTTTGGAACAATTCTGAAACCTTATATACTTCTGTCATCAGCCGCATAGCAGGTTTACTTTTCTTATGGTCATAATCCATTTCTCTATCAACGTAGCCAAATATTTTACAACCGTGGCGACCATCAATATGAACTACAACTGCCAATGCATAGTCAGCATACCATACACCGTTCACTCTAACACGTTCGGAGTCAGCACCAAGATACACTTTGGTATCTTTTCCTTGTTTTGCAAGGAATGTTTTGACTTCTTCTACATTGAAATTTTTCATATCAATCACCTTTATAAAAATTGGTATCCCGTGAGAGAATCGAACTCCCGCCAAGAGATTTGGAGTTTCTTGTGCTACCATTACACCAACGAGACACTAAACAACAGAATCGCTTTCTACTCTTTGATTTAAGTGAGAACTCGAAACTCACTAGCTTATGGTGCGGGTATTAATCCGCTAGTTGGTTGCTGAAACGATTCTAAAAACAACAGGATGCTTATTTTTCAATTACAAGTTGAATTTTTTTAATTGCTGGACGCATCCTAAAAACTGGTCCTCAGAACAAGAATCGAACTTGTGATAAAGGCTTATCAAGCCTCCGTTATGCCATTTAACTATCTGAGGTATTTATGGAGGGTCTTGAGGGATTCAAACCCCCGACCGCTTGGTTCGTAGCCAAGTGCTCTGTTCACTGAGCTAAAGACCCATAATCTGGTGGTTCAGGTGAGAATCGAACTCACACAAGGCACCGTATGAAGATGCTGCACTGCCACTATGCTACTGAACCAAAATTTGGTGGACCGAGGGGGAATCGAACCCCCAACTGTGACTTGCAAGGCCACTGTGTTCCCAATTATACCATCAGCCCAAAAATACTGGTCTCGGTGGCAAGAATCGAACTTGCGCCACATGCTCCCAAAGCACGGATGATACCATTTCACTACACCGAGAAAACTGGAGCAGTCACTACGATTCCCACGTAGGTATTGGGTGGACCCCAACACGGTTAATATCCGACTGCATAAAACTTGGCTCCTCAGACTGGGATCGAACCAATGACCGAACGGTTAACAGCCGTTTGCTCTACCGCTGAGCTACTGAGGAATAAAATCTGGCGGTCCCAAGGGGTAACGATCCCCTTCTTTATGCGTGACAGGCATACGTGCGTCCGTGAACACTTTGAGACCAAAATTAGTATAAGCTACTGGGTTCCACGCCAGCCCTTAATTGAGCGGTTACTCTGTCCATCTCATTTATTCGGAGTCTGTGTGCAGTGAGATACTGCCTATCAGAGTCAGCAAGGGTAGTTTCCATCCTCACGCTTACGGTTTTCTGCCACCGGATCTCTATCGCTAATCAAACGCTATTTTAACGAAAATAGTAACGGGATTTGGTGGAGACAGTAAGATTCGAACCTACTCACCCGAAAGAACAGATTTACAGTCTGCCGCAACTCTCCCACTTTGCCGTGTCTCCAAAAACTTTACCATATAGAAACACACTCAGGCGTAGTAGTTCGTTAGCCCACTAAGATACACGGCTACCACCCGTGTCATTAGTTGAATGTGTTTTTATATGGTAGGGGTACAGAGAATCGAACTCTGATTATCTGGTTAAAAGCCAGGTACTTTCGCCGTTAAGTTATACCCCCATAAACTACCATTTGTTTTGCTGACGCACTGTTTGCTATGCTCAACGGAATTAGCTGCAGCAATTACCGTTTCTATACATAGTTACTCAGGCCTGATCTAGCCCATGGCTTACATCAGCAAAACAAATGGTACACCTAAGGAGAATCGAACTCCTCTTTCCGCCTTGAAAGGGCAGCGTCCTAACCGATAGACGATAGGTGCAATTAACTACAACAAATTTTTAAAGAACATTTGATTGATTTCTCAATTCATGTATGAAGTATAACACAACCACATCTTTTGTCAACCAGCACTGTTGTATTTCTACAACATGTTTGGAGTTGGTGACAGGATTTGAACCTGCATATAACAGATTTGCAATCTGCTCCCTAGCCTTTCGGGTCACACCAACATAAAATCTGGTACCAGCGTAGGGGATCGAACCCTATCAAGAACGCTAATCTGGCGCTAAAAGGTGTATAAGACCTCTCTGACTACCAAGTCTCGCTGGCAT